CGTGGTCTACTCGGTTCTTGTTTCCGTTTGCGTCTGTCCAAACTTGATTAAAATATCCCATTTTCTATTTGATTTTAAGGGTTAAACTTGTACCCGCAGTGTGATTCGAACACACGTCTAAACATCTGTGTATCATAGATGAATTGTCCTAACCTCTAGACGATGCGGGCGCACTTTAATTATTTATATTAAGCTATTACGTAGCTTATCTATAAACGATTCAACCTCATTGGATTGTTTTTCTATTTCGTCACTCCATACCTTTGCTAGATGAATAGAAAGGATTTGATTTTCTTTTAAAACACGTTCTTTTGTCCAAATATTTTCAGTACCAAACCAAACAGTGTCCCATCCTACTACCCACATGTCCTCCATGTCTGCAACCTCTTCCCATCCTATAATATCGTCTGAGTTTTTAGAGAATGTAAGATTAACATGAGCATGGTGTTCTAACTTCTTATTTATCTCACCATATCCTAAACCGAAGTACGGATGTCTTCTTGGTAGTGCAACATATCCGTTTCCCCAACCTCCTAACCCTTGTGGAGTCCAAGTGTTTTCTTTTAAAAATGCTTTCATGATATTTATATTAAATTTGTTTATTATCTCAGCCATCTGTTCAATTTTAAAGCTATTTTATATCTTAAAGTATTGCCGTGTTTTGCACGATTGATAGTGAACGCTATCTTATAGATTTGATAACCCACGACCATAGCAGTTAAGCCTACAGTTTTAGCTACTACAAATGTTTGTAGGTTAAAGCCACTAGTTTGTTCTGCTAACACTAAGCATAGCCCTGCCATTATAAGCAAAGCTGATATGCTAAAAGTTAATATGTGTCTCATGATTATATTAGTTTTAATTGCCTTTGCATTTCTTTATAGCGCATAATATCCCACGCTTTTTTATAGCCTATGTTATGTAATTGCATTAATTTATGCACCATTTTTTCTTCGATAGACTGCACTCGCATACGTCTACGTTTTGGTTTATTTGCCATTTTTATTTAATTTAATTGATTTGCACCCATAGACAGATTCGAACTGCCGTCTATACACCGCGACGATTTTAGTGTATTGTCCTAGCCACTAGACGATATGGGCATGATATAAAAAGCCCTACACTTTTACATGTAGGGCTGTGAGGGATATGGATTGAGGCAAAAAAGGTTTATGCCGTTACTAAAGCTATTAATTCAGCTTTTTTCATCTTTGAAAATTTGGTTTTACCTTGTTTTTTAGCTACCTCTTTAAGCTGCGCTACGTTCATCTTCTCAATTGGAGTTAATGTAGGTGCAGTATCAGATAAATTCGCAGCGCTTTTAATAGCCTTGTGTATTGCTTGTAACACAAAGAATGGGCTGTAATTTCCTGCCTTTGAAACTCGCACGTTCTCCTTGAATGTAGCGTAAACATCGTTGTTTTCTCTAATCTCACTCAATATTTGAATGTATTGCGTGCTAAGCTCTATTTCATCTCTAAAAAGCCACAGTATTTTTACTGCACCTCCTAATGATTTGCACTCTCGTTTTAACGCCTTGTTAGTGTTTAAAACGTTCATTTTGTAAGCTGAAATTTTGTTTGATTTTGCCATAATTTAAAAATTTAATTATTGTTTATTGATTTTAATTAATAGATGCCCATGACAATATGCACTACGTGTCATGGGCTATTGATATGTACCACTTTTGTGGATTTCACGCACTGGTTTACTGCGCTTATGTAAATATATGTATACGGATTTATTCCGTTGGTGTAACTTAATAAAATGTTGGGTTTTTTTGAGCCTTGAAATATACACGTTAGTACCACAGCTATTTTATTGTACTTTTGATAACTCATTACCTAGAGATAAAACCCGTCTGAAAAATGTTGGCGTATCGCTGACTAATGTATATGCAGGTTAGTTTCATACCTTTCCTGCCAACCACTCGAATAATCACGCTAGGGTATTTTACTCCCATTGTCACGCAGTGGCAACCTTTTTACACCTTTACGGTGCCCTATATGCGTTCACGCTTCTCACGCCCAACTGATAGGTTTTAATTCGTTTCAGTAAGGATTCTACTCACTTTGCGCTATAATAGTAGTTTAACGTGACTAAACTCGCCATACGATTCACCCAATGCGCTGCACTCCTAATGCTTGACCATACCTGTGCTTACAGGGCATTTCACCCTTATTATATGCTTACACCTTTGTGCTTAGCATACCTGCTGAATTGCAGTACACGTGTAGAATTGCCATTCTACCATGGCGCCATTGTGGCTCCAAAACTACTTCGCTACCTAGTAACAAAGTTTTAAAATCATGTTGAAATCGTTATTTCGTTTCAACAGTACAAACATACGTGGCATTTTTGACATAGTAAAATCCTGATAATCAAGCAGTTAGAAATTAAAGTGTTGATAATCAGACAGTTAGCTAAGTAGCTGAGTATCAAGGACTTAAGCAAAATGCCTTCTCGGTTAAAGCGCTGAGTATCAGGTAGTTAGCTTGTTTGTAATCGCCGTTTTTCCCAAACTGAAAACCTAGAGTAAAAAAAATTCAAAAAAAATTAAAAAGGGCTTATAAGTAACTGATATTCAAGTAGTTACAAGCAAAAAAAATTTTAAAATTAGCTTTAAAGTTAAAAGGTTGATAATCAAGCAGTTATAAAATCGAGTTTGTAAGTAGCTGAGTATCAATAAGTTATAAATTTAAAAAATTACGTTTGTAAGTATCTGAGAATCAAGTAGTTAGAGTAAGTAGTTGATAATGAGGCAGTTACGTTAAAGTGTTGATACTCAAGTAGTTAGGCTATAAGCACGTAAAAAGTTAAAGTGCTGAAAATCAGGTAGTTAAGTTTTGGCTAGGTAGAAGTTAAGCTAAAGTACTGAGTATCAGCAGGTTATGTTTAAATGGTGTTTGTAAGTAGCTGAGGTTCAGGCAATTACGATTCTGGCTCATAAGGTAGATTAAAGGTAAAACGTTGATAATGAGGCAGTTACGGCTAAGTAGCTGAGTATCAGGCGCTTACACCGGCACCGAGAATTAAATAGTCGTAACTATCTGAAAGTCAGGCAATTAGGCGTAACTATCTGAGAATCAGGCGCTTACACTGGCACCGAGACTTAAATAGGCGTAACTATCTGAGTATCAGGCGCTTACACCGGCAAGCATATTTAAGTAGTTGTAACTATCTGAGAATCAGGTAATTAGACGTAACTAATTGATAATGAGGCAGTTAGATTAACTCTTAAAGTATATGGAATTCGCGCGCGCGTAAAGAGCGTAACTATCTGAGAATGAAGCAGTTAGACGTAACTAATTGATAATGAGGCAGTTACGGTAGAGTGGGTGAATTGAGTGGGTAAATAATTGATAATGAGGCAGTTACGGGTAAGTGTTTGATAGTCAAATGATTAGAGTATAAGTAGTTAATAGTAATATATAAGCCTGAGTATCAAGCAGTTAGAATAAAAAACCTACAATACATAACTGTTAAGCGCCTGATTGTCAAGGTGTTAAGTTTGTTAAGCTAGTGTTTAACAGATTTTACAGATACATTAGACAAAAGATGTAACTATCTGAGTATCAGCGATTTAGACTAGTGTTTTAGGGCATTTCAATAAATAAGTTATTAAAAAAGTCAAAAAATTTGCTCGTAAAAGCCTGAAAATCAAGCCCGTACGCCTAAAAAAATCGGTTTTCCTTTTCAAAAAATTCCCGTTCCATTTATGTAATACCTTTGTACCTAGTCCGTCCTCAATAATTTCAAATTGGCTTGCATATGTGGAAAATATTTCGTATATTGCAAAGACAGGAAAGTTACAACTAATTAAAATTACCGTAAAATGGGCGTTAAAACACCAAAAAATGAGAAAAATACAGAGGTTTCGGCATACCCGTGCTTTACTGAGGAAGCTATAACTATCACTACTTCCTTCAAAGTACCCGTACCCGTTACATACAGGGTTGCTACGCCTCGCAAAATAAATAAAAGTGACGACAACTAAGTTTCAAATAATTTAAAGCCAAATAAGGGTGAAAACACAAAAAGAGACAGAGCAGAAAATAAATCACGGCCTAAGTAATGAATTATACACATTGTTGTGCGCCGTTGATTTTAAGCCGAAGTCAATGGCTTTTTATAATAGTAGACAAAAACCTAATGGAAGTTGGGATAACTTTTTAGACCACGTTGACTGTATGCAAAAGTGCGTTAAAAACCATATGGGCGGAAACTATGGATTAGCTGACGAATATCTAATAGTAAAGCACGATGGGATATTTAATTTTCGATACTTTGGCGACTCTTCTGCTAAAATAGAAAAGATTGCAGAAGCAGATAAGGAAAGTGTTTTACAGTATTGTGTACTAAAATCGTTGTAATTTAATTATAAAAACAAAGTAAAAATGGAAGATTTAAAAGTATTAGCCACAGCGCTAAATGACGCTACTAAAAAAGGGGCCTTCAATCTTGATGAAGCAGTAGCGATTTCTCAATCAATTAACAATTTAGTTAAGGCGTTGAAAAATTGTGAAAAATGCAAGCCTTGCGACTCAAATTGTGAAAAAGAATAGCACTTTGTCGGATAAATTGACATGTTTTTAAATAAAACTATGGTTTTTCCGTAAAATTATTGTATTTGTTTTATGTTTATATTTGTACTGTTGTATTAAAATGATTATAATATAGCGTAAGCAATCGAAACTAGCCTACCTCTTTCGGGGTAGGTTTTTTTATGCTCCAATTTTTCTTATATTGTTACCCTAAAACGTTTTAATAATTAAAATCATAGTATTATGGCAAAGAATGGGCCCGTTAAAAAGGGGAAAAAGAAGACCCACGTAGTAAAGGGTAAAAAGAATACTACATTGGTCACGAGTAAGTCTGTATCGGACGCTAAGAGTAAATCAGGAGTTTTTAAAAGTAGGCCTGCGTATAAAGGTAAGGAATCTAAATCAGGAGTCACAACTCACGACGGTACTTTTCATAAAGTGACTGGCCCTGTATCAAGAAGAGCTGCTAGAAAAGTCTTAGCTAAAGACAAAGCTCTATACGGAGCAAGCTCTGCGGCTCATAGTGCAAGAACTAATAGGTTCGCGACTGCAAAAAGAAGAAAAAGTAAATAATATAGAAAGGAGACTACAAATATATCTTAGAAGAGGCCTACTTAATAGTAGGTCTTTTTTATTACGCCCCCTCTAACAAAAGCCTACCTTAGAAAAAAGCCGCGCGCGCCGCTAATAAACTGATAGAGGGATTACAATTTTTTTATAGGTACAAATAAAGCTCTCCAAGGTAAAGCGTACTTATTTATATAAAGTTACAATTAAATATAGGGGGGCATAGATATGTAGCTTTAAAAAACGCAAGGAGTTTACCTGCTCCCGCCGAGACTGAGTTTAAGCTTACAGTTACAGTACGCTTTATCATGCTCCGAAGCCGCAAGGCATCACTTGCACTCTCACTGGCGTTCGTTCACAAGTGAATCAAACTAAAATTTTTGTTTTTTGTTAGCGAGGAATCGTAACTTTGTGGGTGCAGTACCTAGAGGGAGGCCGAACCTAAAAGGGTACTTATTAGTAGCGCTTAAAAAAGAAATACTATAATTTTCGCGTCCCTTAAAAAAACATTAGATTTAAAAATTGTGACGGCTAAGTCACTGATTAGCTAAAAACACTCGTAAGACCGTTATTCACACGGACGCATTATTAATCAATTGAAATCTAAAAAGAATGTGAGACGTGTCAAAGGAGATTTAAGTTGCCTGAACCAAGTGCCTTACGATTATGACACAAGTTTAGAAACTTTTTACGTAGATTTTCGACTACTGATACTGCAATATACAAAAAATATTTCATATATCCAAATCGCAACAAAAAATACCTAATCGTCGCGGTATACTTGCACTACAAATATAAGGATTATTTTAACACTGTATTTTTACGCCCAAAGCCTTATTGCAACTGAGTGTTAATAACTTTTCTTATGCTCGCATAGTACTAAAAAAAGCGTAAAGAAAAAAGTCTTATATTGCACCATGAAAAGATTTGCTTACGTTTTTTCAATAGTGTTTATTTTATTTGTTAATTTAAAGGGGAGCTCGGCTTACATATCCAAATCACCAATTACTCATTCAGCCTCTCCCCTTTATTTTTTAGACACTTCTGACGCGTCCTCTGTAAAAGTTGACAAACCCTTAATGCCTTACTACGTATCATTCCTAAATTATATAGAAGATAACGACATAAAGTCTGAATATTTAGCTAGGAAGCTAGATGATATAGTGCTTTACCCTTTAGAGGACGGGTTATACGGCCTTTACTCACCTGAAAATAGACAAATAGTGATAAACTCAAAGTATTTATACAGCGCTACTATATTAAGGAAGGTAATGTTCCACGAATTAGGACATGTATACGGACTTAATCACTCAGAAAGCGGTATAATGCAAACTTATCAGACACCCTTAGATATATACGCATCTTACTTTACAGGAGAAGAGTACGACCCCTCCATATGGGAACTGCACAAAGCTAAAATGGCTCAAGACATAAAAAAGTCTTTTGTTTACGTTATTAGCAGAGAAAATTTGCTAGATTAAAAAATAATTTGTATATTAGAGGTATGAAACAGACAATATCATACCTAGAGACAATAAAGTTACCTCACAACGGAGAACTTACCAAAACGCTTACTAAAATCGAAGGACTTATTCACTCAGAGGAAGATTTATCCAAAGAGGGTATAGGAATCTCTAAAATCTACACCATAGAGAATGAAGACGGTATTTTCAGGCTTACTATTTATTCTGATGGCTACGGAACCTTAGCTAATGTTAAATCAGGCCCGGAGCAACAGAAAATGTGTTTAGCAGAAAGAATTTTGAAGCTCGACAAAGATATTTTCCAAATGAAGCTTAAAATTAGAGACTTAATCTTCGAGAGAGATTTTTACAAAGAGGAAGCAATGAAAAAGCAGCCCAAGTAGGCTGCTTTGTTGTAAAGTTACTAAATGAATTATTATCTTTCCTTAACTGACCAAGTTGAATCTATTTCTAAAGTACAGTTATCATCATCTAACAGGTTTGCTATCTGCCAAAATACAAAATCGTTCTGATTTAGTATAACAGAAGTCTGTCCTGACCAAATACCTACATCTCTACCTCCTTGAAAGTTGTTAACTGTCCTTACTTGAGAATAAACTGTAGTTGTAACAGCATTAGCATCTGTCTTCATTAAGAATAGTTCGTAATTATCGTTATTCTTACCGTCTATCAATAAATCCCAATTAACTGTAAACTCTCTAGGGTTAATACCTATATGTCTTAATCTACCCGCAGAAGGGCTGTCGAAATGTTGTAAGTCTATCGTAGAAAAGTTTCCGTTTAAGTCCACTTGCACATTCTGAGCACTTATAACAGTCTGAACCTCAGCGTCGTTGTTTATAGCTCCGCCAACAAAGGTATTAGCTATCCCTATATTGTTATCCCAATCACAAGGTAAATCAGCAGGGGATAAGTTAGGGAATATGTTACTGTCGTTTGCATCAAAAGCACCATCCCTACTTAATATGGCCCCTTTAACCTGAATAGTTGAAGGATTTGGGAAGTTGGACACTTCAAAATCACAAAGTGGCGCTAACGTAGGTAAATCACAGTTAATATCAGTTAAAAACCTTGAGTTCATTTGGAATGCTACACCTTCTTTAAATAGTGGAGCAGTCATTGTGCCCGCTAAACTTCTAACAATACTTGTAGTTATTCTGTAACCACCTCTCCATAATCCGTGAAGCGTTAATGAAGGTGACCCTCCAAATCTACCTGTACCACTTTCTAACCCTTGCCTGTAATCATATATGTCCCCTAAACTGGTACAGTTTATATAATTTATCCTAGCAAACTCAAAAGCATTGAATCCTGTACTATCATATAGCTCGTACACTTTAGAACCTGCTCCTGTAACTGATACATAGTAGTCAGCACCTAACAAGTTACCACTACCTATAGCTATAGATTCAGAAACAAACATTGTGTAGTTATCTTCAGATGATGTAAGACCACTAATATCAAAAGATAGGCCTAATATAGTCATACCTGTAGGAGGCACAGTTATCTGTGTACTACCCATATCAATTATACCGTCTAAGAAATATTGCTTAGTTGAATCTATTGTACCACCTAAAGTAGTGTCTTTATTAGCTTGAGTAACTAATATTCTGTTATCTAAACCTCCCGCACTAAGTAAAAGGTTATTAATTTCATTAGCTATTGCGTTTCTATCTGACACCCACACAGAGCCATCCCAAACATACCAACCTTCAGGGTAGTAATTGCCTCCTAGTGTACCAGGTAGCCAAGCAGTACCTTGAGAGTTTTCTACGTAAGCTATATCTCCTATCTCACTACCTGCAATCAGAGCTGAGTAATTATCAGCTTGCTGCTTTATAGGTATACCTCCACCATCAGCGGCAAATACTATAGGGTTTAAGTATAATATTAAAGAGTCTAAATCACTAAACGTAGTTACACCGTCAGAGCTATACTCAGAAATAGGTCTCTCCCTAGTTATTACAGTTTGATTTTCATTTACACTACGTATCCCTACAGTTACTTCGCTCTTTATTACATTATCAGACGAATCTAATAAAATAGTTCCGTATGTTATAGTGTAGTCTCCTCTTCTATATTCTAGGCCGTCGACATTAAACAGAGTGTCTGCATCTACGGTACTAGCTTTTACAGTTATAAATTTCTTTGCCATTATTATCTTGTTTAGTGTGTGTTATCTAGCAAAGATACTAAAAAAATACGAGGTAAATAAAAACTATTTTACTGTAAAGTTTGTTAAACGTTTGGAATTGTCAAATATATTTCGTATGTTTGTAAAACACAAATAAAAAACACACTATTATGCAGAACACAAATTACGTTATTTACTACAGAGCTAGTACAGAGAAACAAAGAGATGGTTTAGGATTAGACGCGCAAAAGGCAGCGATAAGCAAATTCTTAAATAACTACGGAGGCACAATCGTAGATATAGTAGAAGAGATTGTGTCAGGTGGAGCAGACGTAAGAGAAGGTTTTAACCAAGCTTTAAAAGTAGCTAAAGAAACAAGCTCTACTTTATTAGTACACAGAATAGATAGATTATCTAGGTCAGGATTCATGACCATAGCTTTATTAGAGCAAGAAGGAGTTAACTTCATAGAAGCTGACGCGCCTAATGACTCTAGTTTCTCTAAAAACATTAAGTTCTTAGTAGCTAAAGAGGAGAAAGAGAAAATCCAAGCTAGGGTTAAAGGAGCTCTATCAGAAATTAAAACTAAGATAGGTCAGAATGGATATCACATCTCTAAAGCAGGTAATAAGATTACATCTTTAGGCTCTCCTCAAAACTTATCAGAAGTGTCTAGACAAAAGTCAATAGTGTCAAGAAGAAACAAAGCTCTTAACAATATTAATAATAAGAAGGCTTACTCTGTAGTAGAGTTAATGGAAGGTAAATCTCTAAGAGCTATAGCAACATACCTTAACAATAACGGATTCAAAACATCTAGAGGTAAGGACTTCAGCGCCTCTCAAGTATCTAACCTACGTAAGCTTTACTCTTAAGGGGTACTTGCACATATAAAATAAAAGTTGTATCTTTACCTCTAATATAAAAATATAAAATATGGCAGTATTAAAAGCAGGAGCAGCAAGCTCCACATTCAATTTAGATGGTAACGAGTATTCTAAAGGTTTATACGAAACTATCTACAGTAACGTAAGTATCTTACCTGACGGAGAGTCAGATGAAAAGGTGCTTCAAGTAGGTCTACGAAACATAAATACAGGCGAGACTATCCAAGAGCCTATAATGATTAGGGCTTGGAAAAATGGTAGTAATGTAGCTTACACTACACTAGACGCCTTGATATCAGATTTAAACTCTTTGGCAGGTGTAGGTTCTTCGGGGCCTTTAGAAGTACCGACATCCTACCCAACAACAGACGCAGCTAAGGCCGGCAAGACCTTTATATATAAAGGTACGCAGTGGGTGTATCTAAATCAAGAAATGATTAACGACAGAAATTGGCAAAACATAGCTGCAGTAAGTGTAGGATTCCCTGCTCCACTTGAAGATAGTAGAACAAACTATAAAGTTGTCAGACCAACTGCATCAGCTTGGAACGTATCGGGAGTAGCAGATTTCGAATTGGCCAATTATAACTACGTAAATGGTACAGGTGGTGACGTAGAATTTGACGCTATAGGTTACTCCTCTGTACATTTAATGCAATCATTGTCCGTCAATATAGGTGCAGGTAATACTTTAGTAAAACTTAGAAACGTAGGTCTATGTGCTAATTTAGAAGACGTAGGGACAAGTTCCGCCATGTACTTATCGTCCAAAGGTATGAGTGCAGCCACTATAGACGACATATTTACTCAGTTACCTGCAACAACAAAAACAGCGACAATTGACGTAAGGTCTAACCCAGGTTCAGCAACTTGCGACGCCTCAATAGCAACAGCGAAAGGGTACACAGTAGTGACAGCTTAATTATGAATTTATACTCAGTAGCAATAGGGAAGAAGTACGAAATTGAAGCTAAGAGACTTCAAGACAGTATGAAACCACTAGATGTAACAGTACTTACAGAAAGAGACGTAGAGAGAAAAAGCGAAGACAATTTGATTAATGGGTTATACCATAAGTCAAACTTCGCTAATTACATAGATGGTGTAGAAGGCCCTATAGTCTTTCAAGACGCAGATATGTTCACTCTATCAGATAACCCTTTTAAAGATTTTAAAGTTAAAGAAGACACGGAGCTTGCTTACGTACCTTACGAGGGTACGTGGCACCTCCCTGACGAAATCAGACAGAGCGCTTTCAATTACCACGGGCATAAGATAAATAGTGGTTTCATGTACTTTAAAGACTTAGAGGTAGCTCAAAAGATTTGTAACCAATGGCGATACGAATATCTTGAAAGAGAGAAGTTGTACGATGTTTTTAAAGGTACAAGTAAGTATGAGTACGACGAGTGGGCTTTAATGATAGCTTTACAGAAACTAGATAGTATAAAGGTAGAGTTGTTAGACAGCAAGTGGAACGATTGGTCTTTAAACTTAGGTGACGAGATAGTCGATAATACCTCTATATTCCTACAGAGTCACGGGCACTTAGACATATTAAAAAGCGAGTAGCTAAAGGGGTGCTTGCATATATAAAATAAAAGACGTATATTTATAAAATAATTAATTTTTAAACAACAATTTTATGAGAAAAGGAATATCAGCATTCTCTTATCTACCGCCACTAGAAATCTTTTTAGATGATTTCTCGCCTTGTAGCACAGAGTCTATTATAACAGCTTTAGAGCACTTAGCTCAAGAACAAGCTAAAGGATTAGTTGACGGAACTTACAGCGAAACGCTTAGCATGAACACACCGTATACCACTTGTCAGTGGGGATATATAGTTCAGTTAGGTAACGTTGCAGGAGACGTGGCTGTAGTTAGTGTAGGAGAGAACACACAAGATACTGACGCAATAGGCAGAGCAGGATTAACAACTAGAAGAAAGGTCGACGTAGGTACTACAGTAACAGGACAGGAGTACACTATCAGGTCTCTAATAGCAGCTATAAACTTCATAGAGAAGTTAGAAGACGAGGTTGCTGAGACAGGTTCTGACACAAGTACAGACGGGACTTACACAGACGTTTTATTATCAGGGCCAACTCCTTATAGACAATACAAGTGGACTATTACAAAGTTAGGTATAGTTTACACAATAACACCAACAACAGAAAGCTAAGATTATGAGTATAAAGAAAACAAACGCATTACAAGGCTCACAAGCCTTTAAGCAAAGATGGCAAATCGGAGATTATCACCCAATAGAGGCTTACGAAGCTTTAGCGCATTTTGTGCAGGTTTGGTCAGACGAAGGGAAAGTAGGAGAAGACCAAGATGAAGTTCTTCACCCTGCAGGTAAGAGACCAGGTACAGTAGTATCTATTTCTACATCTTACGACGGAGCTACGCAGAGACAGGATTTTGTAATTGAGAACGGCCCTGCACCGGCAGGTTATAGTTTTGAACTTAACTCTAAAAACAGAGATATTAAGATTGTTCTTGGCACAGGTACATATTCTTCAGACGCAATAACGGCTTTTCTTAAAGCTGTAAAAAAGATGGAGAAACAAGGGAAAGTTAAGAATAACTATTTTATTGGCGCAGGCGCAGATATACAAATAGAGTGTAAAGGTAAGAACCCTTTTAAAACGTATACTTGGGAGTATACTAAAGGCGGAACTAACGGAGAAGATTACACAGCTATCTATATCGGAGAAAACTAATAGGTTAATATTAGATATATACTTAAGAGAGGTGGGCTTTGCTCACCTTTTCTTATTTGCATAAGTCAAATATTTTTCTTATATTTACATTATGGACGATAAGCAAAACGAAAGAAGAAGGCATGAAGAGGGAAGTTTGCACCAAAGGGTTGCAAACAACCTCTCTATACGTAGAGCACCTCTGAAAAAACAGAAAGCTATGCGAGAAAAGGTTAAAGTGTCTAAAGCTGACTATACGTTTCTTCAGTATAGTTATTTAATTTGGAAGTGGGCAATAGCTAATCACGGACTAACTAATAGGGGTATAAACGTTTTATTATACCTACACCCACTAATAGCCTTTGAGTATAGGGACTTTAAGTTAGCCCTAAAAGAGTTAGGCTCAACCGACCACAGTACATTTGGTAAGATGAAAAAGGAAGGTTGGATAAAGTTATGGAGTAAGGATGAAAACAAGAACTTCTACTGCTTAACACCTAAAGCTAATACACTTATAGCTAGAATGCACAGAATGCATATGATGGAGGAACAAATACCGATGTCACCTAGAAGAAACGTACTAGCGAAAGAAGAAACTAAAAAAGATAAAGACTTAATGAAATTATTCAAGAAGTTTAACGAGAAAGTAAAAAATAAGTAATATGGTAGCAAGTAGAGAGTTAGCTAGAAAAATCCACAAAGATTTTATAAATAGAGGTTGCAAAGAGTTTAGTAGCACGTGGGAAAACTTAGACCCTGCAGATAAAGAGTTTTTTGTAGGCGCTATGACATACGTACTAGAAGAGGATAAACCCTTAGCATCAGATATACATGATTTTTGGTTAGACTACATGATAGACAAAGGGTGGGTTTTCGCTAAAAACCTTGATACGGGAGAAAAGTTTTCACCAATGATGCGTAACTACAGAGCTTTAGATAAAGAGTCTAGAAAGAGGTACACAGCCTTCTTTAGTAATAGACCCGCTAAAGTAAACTAATAGTAACAAGATAAATATCAAAGGGCTTACATGTAAAATGTAGGCCTTTTATTTTTTAGTATATTTGTACAAAACTATATCCATATGCCACCTAAGAAGAAAAAATACAGTGAACTTAGTAAGACAGCTAAGTATTATAGAAATAATCCTGAAGCTCGCAAGAAGAAAGCTAAGACAGATACAAAGATAAATTCTAGACCTGAACAAAGAAGAAAAAGGAGAGAGTTAGAGAAGAAGAGGCAAGAAGCTAGAAGAAAAGGTGTTGATACATCTAAGTCAGACTACGACCACGCAGTTGGCAGGAGAGTAGCTGTTAGTACGAATAGAGGAAGAAAAGAAAAATCAAGACTAAAAGGCTCTAAGAGAAATGGGTAGAATTAAAGACATAGTTGTAGACAAGCCCGGCTCTAGGAAAGATTTAGTAGTAGGTTCAGATTTCGACAATTTCGGGGTAACTAGAAACTATGGTTTAGGGGGAATAGCGGACGTTATAAACAGAGCGTCAGGTAAGTCTGTTTTTATATATAAGTACACGGAAACCTTATCAGAGCTAGACACAAAAAACGCTGTGATGTCATCTGTAAACGGAGATTTAGATTCTGCTACAGTAACATCGTACAGGTTTAGTAGGATAGATGATAACGGTAATGACTTAAGTGATATAGTTACTATATATGAACCTAATTCAGACGGAATTGTCTTACAGATTACTTCTGTAGAAGACGCATCTAAGATAGCTGCGTATACTATAGTATCAGCAACTACAACAACAAACTATGTTGAGATTCAAGTACTTAAGTACAGAGACTTAACAACAGCAATTTTTGAAAGGAATAAAGAGTTTTCTTTATCTTTCGATTATGTAAACAACAACCTTAATGTTACAGAAGCCACTAATACTTCTCAGTTAGTAAATGACGGAGAAAGTGGTAACCCGTTCATATCGGCCTACACACACTCTCAAGGTTTACCCAACAATGTGTGGACAATAAACCACAACTTAGGCAGAAGGCCTTCGGTTAACGTGGCAGACTCAGCAGGAACCCTTATGGAAGGGGCAGTCGAGTATATAGATGAAAACAATTTAACAATAACCTTTAATAATGGCTTCTCAGGAGAAGCGCACTTAAATTAATAAATAATGGCATTAAAAAGATTTTTAGTAGATATAGATTTAAACAAGAATCAACTGCTTAACGCAGTATTGCAAAACTTAGCTACACCTCCATCTAACCCATCAGAAGCTCAGATGTATTACGATACAGCTGATGACACAGCTTATATATGGGATGGTACACAATGGTTAGATTTAGCTAAATTACAAAACGCATCTGAAGTACCTTTTACACCAACAGGTAACACAGTGTCAACTGACGTACAAGCAGCTATAGAAGAGTTACAAACAGAGATAGACACTATTTCAGGTTTTTCAGGTAACACCAACCTTAGCAACACACCTACAGCTACTCAAGTAACAGTTGAATCAGACACAGGTAATAATACTGTAATAGCAGCAGCTACAAATTCTGATGCCGGTGTAATGTCAGCGTCAGACAAATCTAAACTAGACGGTATAGAAGCTTTAGCAGACGTTACAGACTCAACAAATGTAGATGCAGCAGGAGCGGTAATGAATTCAGATACTTCTACTTCAGCTATGAACTTTGTTATAGACGAGGACGACATGTCATCTAACACTAATACTAAGGTGCCTACACAACAGTCCGTAAAAGCTTATGTAGATAGTCAAGTTACAGGGTCGTTAGTGTTTATGGGGGACTATAACGCGTCTACTAACACACCTGACTTAGAAAGTGGCTCAGGAGTTTCTGTAGGTGACACATACGTAGTCACTGTAGCAGGTAACTTTTTCACAGAGGCAGTACAAGTTGGTGATATGGTGATAGCCAAAGAAGCTTCAGCTAACACACTCGCTAAGTGGTCTGTAGTTAATAAGAACATACCTGACATAGTTGACGCATCGACAACATCTAAAGGTATAATAGAGTTGGCTACACAAACAGAGGTTAATACAGGTACTGATGCTGATAGAGCTGTAACACCTGCAACATTAGCGGGAACACTTGGTGTAACAGGTTCTCTTTCAACAGTATTAACATATACAGAGTTAATAGGGGACAACTCCTCTACATCAATAGTAGTGACTCACAGTATTGGCAATCAGCATGTTCAGTCTCAAGTATTTGACGCTACTACAGGAGATAAAGTTATCTGTGAAATAGAAAATACAAGCACTAACACTACAACATTTAAGTTTAACGTAGCCCCAACTACAAATGAACTAAGAGTAGTTATACAAGGATAGTATTACAATATGGCGCAAGTAGAATGCAAAACGGACTTACTAGTAGAAGGAAAAGTTACAGCTGATTACGCTGTTTTTCCTGCTAACACAACACTACCTTCAACTTCTGCTGAAGCACTATATGCAACTTCAGGTAGTTTATATGTACAATCAGGTCAACACGTATATAATAGAGCTGATGAAGATGATAGTGGTAGTGGTAATGTGTATTCTTACAGTGGAGGTACAATACTAGGAGCTTTTTATGGGCCTAATGCAGCTAACTCAATTGGTGGCGTAGGATTAGAAGTGTACGGATATACTAAAACTGATAGTATAATATTAGATAACTTTGAAGAAGCTCAGTGTACTGCAGCAGGGCAAATCGTCTTTGATATTAATGACACAAATGCTCTACAATCAACAGGTAACTACAACACTAACCCTATAGGCTTATATGTGAACGATGGAGCTGCTTCAAATAATATAAAAAGAATATGGACTACCGATAACTTTACTAGCGTTGTTGATTTAACAACAGCTCAAACAATAACAGCTAACAAGACTTTTAGTGGGGCTGATTTACTTTTAAAGGATGACGACAATATTACACTTGGTACAGGTAAAGACACAAACATATTCCACGGTACTCAAGACTCTGATTTAGGCACTCACTTTATGACCTCAAGTGGAGGATTCTATTTTAGAAAAGAAGGTACAGTAGCAGAGTTGCTTCATATAGATATATCTGACGGTGACATTAAAGCAACAAACGATTTATACGCAAACGATTATTATGGTAATGATGATGTAACTAAAACAGATATACCTGAAAATGCAACTGTTATAAATTCAGTATCTTCAACAGGTAATTATGCTGTTAAAGCAGGCAGACTTATTATATCAGATACTTACTTTGTAACCAATACAGGTCAAACAGGTTTTAAAACATTAGCAACACTACCTGTGGGTTCTAGACCTGATGCACCTAGACAAATAAGAGGTTATGAGGTTGAAAGTGGTGGGGTAGCTGATAACATAGTTTTAATATTATTAGATACAGATGGAACCTTAAAGACTACAGTAAAATCTGAAGCTTCATATTATTTTGACTATGAGTGTACATTAACACAACCGTAGTTTTTTTATAACCTAATTATTAGTAACTTTGTATAAACACTATTATTCATAACTATAAGCAAAAAAAAAGTAAAAATGAAATCAGTAACATTCTTTTTTAAGAAAATAACCCTAGCTAAGGCCATACTCCTTACGCTTAGTCCTGTAATAGCTATAATAGTGAATATGAAAACAATGTTAATCGCCCTAGGGTTTATAATCTTTATAGATATGTTGACGGGAATAAGAAAAGGTTTACACAAAAAAGGTATACCATTTAACCCTATAAAACCTATCTTTTGGAAGAATGTTCAATCAGCAGGTCTAAGGTCTACATGGAGAAAGACTTATGAGTACGCTATAGGAATAATCGTATTCGCCGTTCTAGACGGAATGGTTTTAGGTAACATTGAAGTAGCTTTATTTCAAAAAACATACTCACTAACCCAAATAGCAGTAGCAGTGGCCTGTATAATAGAGGCGTACAGTATACACGAAAATATGGAAGCCGTTAGCGGTAACAACTTATTCAAAATATTACTAAAAGGTTTTCCTGATAAATTCAGCAAAATTTTTAAGGTGATAAGTGGAAAATGAAAATATTAGTAGAGAGGTACAGTTACGGAGAAAAGCAAACAATAGGTAGGTTATACTTGTTGAACCGTCACGAGGAGGTGGTAGAGCAATTTTGGTCTTTAGAGCTACCTTGGAAGGATAACGAAAGAAGAGTGTCTTGTATACCTGAAGGTAAGTACATAGGTAAGAGACATGAGAGCGTAAAACACGGAGACTCTATTTGGATACAAGATGTACCTGATAGAAGTGAAATATTAATACATAAAGGTAACTACTATACAGATATATTAGGTTGTATCTTGATAGGTAGTGATTTGTACGACATAAATAAAGATGGGTTACTAGACGTAACTAATAGCCGTAATAGTATATATAGACTTATGAAAGCTATAGTATTTAAAAAAGGTAGTATAGAAATAGAGGTAAAAAAGATATGATAAGAGGCTATATAAAAACAATGGGGTATCTATTCGTACAGCCTTCAGTAATATCTTACGATAAGCAGAAGCATTGTGCTTTAGCAGTATTCCTGACTATAATTACATACTTCCCTGTATTAGAAGAGTCTGCCAATATATTTATTTCATCTGCAGTCTCTTTTGCTTCAGTAAGTTTAATATCTTGGGGAATAGAGTTCTATCAAAAATGGTTTACAACAAACAGACACTTTGATAAGTTGGATGCTATTTACATGCAGATAACCAATGTAACATTAATATTGTTATATATAATTATATATTAAGATGAGTAATAATCCAAAATTAAAGAAGAACGGAGGTAAAGGAACTGCTGTAGGCAATTTCTTAAGAAGTATAAACTTTGGTAAAGTAACTGAAGTCGTAGGAAGTGTCCTAAGTGGAGACATTAAATCAGCTGTACAAATATTAAGAGATAGTAAAGAGCTCTCCGCAGAACAATTCCAAATTGCCCTAAAAGAGCTTGAGATGGATACTATAGAGATGCAGGAGATAACGAAGAGGCTACAAAGTGATAACGAACATGATATCACAAGGTTGGTCAGGCCTGTTACTTACGGATTGATGTTCTTTTTGTTTATAGTAGTAGTTATATTAGATGGTAATATAGGAGAATTTGAAATAAAGGATGCATACGTACCAGTGATAGAATCACTATTCACAACAATGACTGTCTTCTACTTTGGCTCAAGAGGACTTGAAAAGATGGTTAAGACATTTAAAAGAAAATAATAGTAATGGCAAAAATAGACAACGACACAGCTTACATACTAGATTTACAAATAGACCCTAACGACACCGTAATAGGCTCAGACGCAAATGCTGCAGGCAGAACAAAGCAATATAGTTTTGGTCAAATAGCAGCTTTCTTACAAACATCTCCTGACGTAGCGCCTGGTCTACAAACAGTAGTGGACATAGAGAATACAACTACTAGAGACATAGAGTTTTTAAGTGACGCAAAGTTACTCATAACAGACCAAGTTTCTTACTCCCCTATATTAGGAGCGAAGATGGAAATGACTCTCACTGACACTAGTACAAGTAGTCTTTACGGCTCTTTAAAATACATAAAAAAATCAAACGGCACAGGTTCAGAAACATCGGTAGCTAGTTATAACTACATAGAAAATAACGGAGATGTTGACTACGGTTTTCTAAGAGGAGGGTGGAATCACACAAGGGACACAAAAACAGGTGTACCTCATCAAATGGTATCAGGAGAAAACCTAATTCAGTTTAGAAACTCTAATACTTCAGGAACCGGAGTAGTAAGTTTATTATCGGGTCTAGAAAACACCGTATCCCTTCAAAACTACGGGTTCAACGGAACTTTACAAAACGTTCTAGGATGTAGAAGTCAAGTCCAAGCTGACGTACCTGACGCAACAATAGAGGATGTGTTTGTTATGCTGTCTGAATTAGATATATCTAATGGAACTACAATAAACCATTGGGTAGGTATTCAGATAGATGTTACTCAAACACAAGGAGAAGGACAAATCTTGGGCGGCTCTTTCTTAGAGATAGCACAAGGTATAGATGAGGACATGGCTAGAACAAACGGCATTAAAGCTATAAACAGTTTAGTAGATATACCTTCTTTCTTCTTAGGAGACATAGAATTAGGAGACGGAGTATACTCAGCCGCTTTAAGAAACGGAGAGAACCAAACATCAGATATAATAGTAGAAACACCAAAAGTATCAGGTGTACTAGCTTTAAATCCTATACTAGAAGAAGACACTAACGTTACAGGAACAAAAGATATAGATTGGGATAAAGATACATTTAACCTTACTTTAACAGGCAACACAACCCTTACTCAGTCTAATTTACCTGAAACAAATATAACTAAGACAATAACTATCTACACAACAGGTAACTTCGACTTAACACTACCTGCAAGTTGGGATAGGGTGCAGGGTTCTTATGACTCTGATTCAGATAATCAAATAGTTGTAGAATACATAAGCCCTGGCAATTATTGGGTTAGCATATCAAATATATAATTATGGCAGGTAAAAAAAATTTTTTCAAACCTATCGTAGAAGAGAATGTTTTAGTAGCTTTCAATGTTAGTGTAACAGTTTACCCTGACGCTTGTACTTTCGTAGACGGTAACGCCTACCCTCCTTACTTTATCACATTTTATCACAACGGAGCAGGCGCAACGCCTACAATAGGTGACACAGTGTATACAGATGCAGAAGGAACTACAGTAACCCCACCTAACGGGTACTATGTAGAAGCCACACTAACTAAATTAGCTATAGGCGCAGGCGGAGTAGTAGTTGACCCAGGTTGTAGGTAAATTACAGGTACAGTAAATTTTATTATATTTGTAATAAATCTAATTTAATTTAATTAAAAATGAAAGGGAGCATAAGAAAAATTATAGTTGGTGACAGCTATAACTTCAACATCAAGTACTTAAAAGGCACAGAATACAGAGTAGGCCCTAGAAAGTGCACAATTACAGATTTTATTACTAACGAGGACGAGTCAATCGATATCTATGTTACAGATGGTACTTCCGTATTTATTTGGAAGACTATCATAAGTAAACCATTAGAGATTGAGTACGACGTAAACTTTGAGTAATATGAAATCTAGTTACTATTTTATAGTAGAGGTAGAGAAAGATTATAACAACTACGAGACTCTACCTAACGGTTTAAAAATTATGACTAATAACTCTATAGAAACTGTAGAGGCTATTAACAGAGTAGGTACTATAATATCAGCACCCAAAGGCACAATAGCTGACAAAGGGGACAAGCTACTTTTTCACCACAATATATGTAGGAGAGAACACGGATTCAAAGGAGCTAAAAGGCTAAGCCCTTTTCAAGTAACTAAGAATATCTTCTTTGTACCTATAATGGAATCTTACATGATAGACAAAGGTAATGGTTGGCAATCAGTAGACCCATATGTATTTCTACTACCGATAAAAGAAGAACCTAAAGTATTAGCTAATGGCCTAAAGATTGTAGCTAAAGACCACAAAGGTATGAACGAATACTCGGGTATAGTAGCTTACGGAAATAAAGCTTTAGAGCAACAAGGGATAAAAGAAGGAGATGTAGTAGGTTTTACAGAGTACTCTCAACATGAGTATGAACTTGACGGAAAGATATACTACAGAATGACTACTAATGATATAACATGTAAATATTAAGATGCAAGGATTATCTAGTGACATACAACAAGGATTAGACGTTATAATAGAAGGTCTTAACTATGAGTTTGAGGTTGACGCCATAGAACCTGATAAGATTAAGGCAACTATGGCATCTAAATTATCTTCATTTAAGATTGCTAAACAGTTGTTACTTAAGTGGTATAATAGCCCTAATTCACCTTCTCAGAGCAAATTCGAGAACTATGTGACGGATATCATAGATTCAGGAGAAAAGTCTCTTAAAACGCTTAGAAAAGCTTTAAAAGCAAAAATAGACTACGACGAGCTAGAAGAACATAAACATAAGGCCGCAATGGAGGCAAAATTGGTTATACTGAATAGTATTAACGAAATGGAGTCGTCTATAGTAGAATTAAAGGTTCAGCTAGACAGCGGTACAATTAACCTTAAAGAGTCAGAGTTTGACAGAGGTTGGGCAGAAAAGTACTCTTGCCAAGAGTTTTACCCTGAATCTAACTACTACAAAGATTGGTTAAATAAAGAAGATGACGCAGTTGTTATAGACCCTTTAGGTTCTAGGGGAGAGATAATAATTTTAGACGGACTTAAGGTACAACTACCAAAACCTCCTAAATCAAGCAAGGACATCTTATTCCACGATAAGAAGAAAGAAGACCAATTTTGGACAAGGCAAGAACCACCTAAAGGTTTAATACCCGATAACGCAGAGAGTTACACAGAGTATATACTAGAAGAGTTTAGAAGAAGGAGAGAAGGTGTTTGGTTTTATAACAGAGGTGAAAAGGTGTACCTACCAGGGGAGTACTACTTTTACTTACAATGGGGCAGAATATTCGACGGAGGTATAAGACCACAATTTAGATACGCACAATTAGACATGTTCTATCACGCAAAAGCTTGTATGATAGATACACGTTGTCTAGGGCAAATATTCTTGAAGTCTAGACGTACAGGTTTTACGTATATATTAGTTGCTATCATCTTAGAGAGTGTAACATCTACACTTAACAGACACCACGGACTGACATCTATGACAGAGGACGACGCTGAAAAAGCTTTTAGTAAACTGTCTTACATGTTCCAAGAGTTACCTTTCTTCTTTCAACCTATAGTAAAAGGTAAAGTAGACTCACCTAAAAAGTTAGACTTCGGTAAACCTAGTAACGCAACTAAAAAGGCTAAGAAAGAAAAGGACACAACTACAGACGGATACTTAAACTCATCAGTTGACTTTGAAGCAACTAAAGTAAAAGCTTATGATGGTCAGTCTATGAAGATATACCTCGGAGACGAGAGTGCTAAGTGGGAGAGAGCGAGTTACATAGAACACTTGAATACACTTATGCCTACTGCCTTTCAGGGTGGTAGAGTTGTAGGTAAGATATTTTTAGGTTCTACAATGGGTAGACTAGATAAGGGTGGAGAAGATTTCAAAACCTTATACGTAAACTCTAAAGTTGTAGACAGAAGAGACTCAGGATTTACTCCTACAAAACTATACTCATACTTTCTACCTGCACACAAAAACTACGAAGCTTGTATAGATAAGTATGGCTTCTGTCACGAAAAGGCACCGAAAGAAAAGACTTACAATATCTTTGGTACACTGATAGAAAAAGGTTCTGTACAACAGATACAAGAGTATTACGCAGACGCTAAGAAATCAGGAGAGGTAGCACTTAATGCAGCTTATAGAGCGTTCCCTATGACAGAGAACCACGCTATGAGAGATGAAGCTGAATCATGTGTATTCAACTTAGGCAAGATTACAGACCAACAAGATTATAACGACACACTAGAAGAACACGAACTTTATGTAAGAGGTAACTTTGAGTGGGTAAACGGAAGACATTCCTCAGTAGAGTTTTACCCTGACGAAAGAGGTAGGTTCAAAGTTTGTTGGATGCCATCAAGAGCTGACGGAACATATCAACTCAGAAATAATGTTGTTAAAATAAGAGACGTTTGGTTCCCTAAGAACGACTACGGTTGTATAGGCGTTGACTGTTATGGTAGTTATACTAAAGGTGTAAACAGACAGTCTAAAGGTGCCGCGCACGCATTTTCAAAAGCTAGCAACACTGTAGGAGCGCCTAGAGACCAATTTTTATTTGAATACATAGAAAAACCTGCAACACAAGATATATTTAACGACGATATAATAAAAGCAGCGTGGTTCTACGGAATACCAATACTAGCTGAGAACAACAGAAGAGATTTTGTTAGGTATATATACTTAGACGGAACAGGAGGGTTCTCTATGAAGAGAGTTGATAAACTTGCATCAGAACTTCGAGGTGACGACGCCCTCTTAGGAGGACAGCCTATGACAGGTAAGGACATACTAGATTCTCACGAAAATGGTTTAAGGACTTATATCCAAAGAAGACTTGGCTATGCTAATGACACAGAAAGTATGAAGTTTAGACCTGAAGGAGAAATGGGAAAAATGCCTTTTGAAGAAACAATGAACGATTGGAAAAAGTTCGACCCAAACAACAGAACAGCTCATGACGCAACGATTTCATCGGGATTGGCTATCATGGGATGCGCAAGGGAAAAGTATAAACCAACACGTAAAAAAAGAGACCCTAAAAAATTTGTACCTTTGTTGAAGAAGTATAACAACTCAGGACAATACGGCACTTTAATAAAAGGTAGATGAGAAAAAATTATAAGTATTTAAAAATGTCTGCGAATTCCGCTAGGCCTAATCCGCTTGCCTCATCAGAGGAGAAAGATACTGAAGAGTACGGATTAAAGTACGCTAACTTAATAGAATCGGAATGGTTCTACATAAAAGACGGTAATAGCGGTAATAGTTATCAAGATAAGAGACAGAAGTTTGATAAATTAAGAAAGTACGCGAGAGGAGAACACTCTACAGATTTACACAAGGAACTTATAACAGGAGGTACAGACGGAGAGTCTTATTCTAATTACGATTGGAGACCTATCCAAATACTACCTAAGTTTGTTAAGTTAGTTGTTAACCAAATGTTAGAGAGACTATATCAGATAGACGCTAAAGCTGTCGACGGAGTTTCTCAAGGTTTAAGAGATAAGCATAAAGAGCTTTTACAAAACCTTATGGTTAATAAGCAAATGTACTCACAAGCTAAAGATGAATTAGGAGTAGACTTAGTACCGCCAGGTATGGAACCTCCTGATACACCTGAAGAAATAGATTTAAGAATGAATCTAGAGTATAAGCCAAACATAGAGATTGCTATGGAGGAGGCTATAAAATATACTCTTAATATAAATGAGTACGACGAAGAGCAGAAACAACTACTAAAAGATTTAGTAGAGATAGGAGTATGCGCAGTATATCACTCGACTGACCCTTCTAAAGGCCTTAAAGTAGAGGCAATAGACCCTGCAGACATGGTGTGGTCTTACCCTACCAAAAAGAATTTTGGTAACGTTTATTACTACGGAAGAGTAAAACGTATGACTGTAAATGAATTACAGAGAATTGCAGGACGTAAGTTTACAGACGAAGAGATTAGAGATTTTGCTAACGTATCTAGTGAGTGGCAAGGCTACAACAAGATATCAAATGAGTTTTGGTACAGAGGAGAAGACTTATCTGCCCACATGGTAGATGTACTATTCTTTACTTTCAAAACGACTAAAAATAAGAAGTATAAAAAGAAGTACAGAAAAGACGGTTCTTTCACTATCAAAGAAAGAGAGTCAACTTTCATTAAGCCTGACAGCATAAGAGATAAAGAAATAGCTCAAGGATATAAAGAGTTTGATGTACTAGAAGAAGTAATGGACGTGTGGTACGAAGGAGCTAAGGTTCTAGGTACTCAGTCTTTATTTAATTACAGAGAGTGTTCTACTATGGTTAGACCTGAAGGATACTTACAATCAGAAGCTATGTCAAACTACATAGTTTACGCACCTGAATTATACCAAGGAAGGATACAATCTTTAGTAGAGAGAGTTATACCTGATATAGACCAAATGCAACAGCTTAAGATTAAAATTCAACAATTCATATCTAAAGCTAAACCAAATGGTATTTTCATAGATATAGACGGATTAGACGAAGTTGATTTAGGAAACGGTAATACACTTACTCCATTAGAACTTATCAGATTCTATGATGACACAGGTAATATGATAGGTACATCTAGAATGGCTGACGGCTCTATACAAAACGGAAGAGCTATCCAAGAACTTAACAACGGTCAGATAGCAGGTTTAGAGCAACTCATGAACGCGTATAACTTTTCTTTTAACTTACTAAGAGACGCTATAGGTATAGGCCAAGGAGCAGACGCATCTTTACCTCACCCTGACACATCAGTGGGAGCTCTTCAGCAACAACAGATAAACTCTAATGTTGCTACTAGATACATACTAGACGCTCAACTTAAGATGACTCAGTACTTAGCAGAAGGATTATCATTAAGGTTGAGAGATATATTCAAATATCCTAGATTACTTAAGGCTTATATTAACTCTATAGGTAAGGTTAACGTAGAGATAATCAAATCAATAAATAACTTACACCTTCACGATTTTGGTATAACTATAACACTTAAGCCTGACGCACAAGAGAAAGCTTTATTAGAGCAGAACATACAAGCAGAAATAGCTCAAGGAGGTTTATCTACAACTGACGGAATAGATATCAGAAGAGTGGGTAACTTAGCTTTGGCTAATCAAATGCTTAAGATAAGAAAAGAGAAGCACGTAAAAGAAGCTCACGCAAGAGAGATGGAGAAAATCCAAGCTCAAGCAGAGAGTAACACACAAGCAGCTCAAGCAGCGTCTCAGATAAAACAGGAAGAGTTCCATATAACTAATCAAGGTAAACTAGAATTAGAGAAAGTTAAAGGAGATAATGCTCTACAACTGATAAATAGAGAACTTGAAGCTAAGAAAGAACTTATGGCTTTAGAGTACGAATACCAAACGGGCATAAAGAAGAAAGAGAGCGATAACCTAAAAGATAGGGAAACTATAAAAGAAGATAGAAAAGATAAAAGGCAAGCTGAATCTGCTACGCAACAATCTAGAATAAAAGCAGAGTCTAAGAAAGAAAATCCTCAGCCAATAGAGTTTCAGTCAGCTAACGCAACTATGACTGGAGACTTTGGAATGGACGATTTTACCGTATAATATTTTTATTATCTTTGTAGTAATTAAATTTAATTAAATCTAAAAAACATGGGAATACTAAGCAACGGTAACAATAACCTAACTAGAGCTCAGTCAATTATTTCAAGCATTGGTAAAGGAGAAGTAAAACCTGAATTACCTGCTGTAGACGGAGAAGCTCCTGTAGCAGAAGAAACACCTGTAGCAGAAGAAACACCTGTAGTAGAAGAGACACCTACAGTTGTTGAAACACCTGCAGAACAAATTACTGAAGAAACACCTGTAGTAGAAGAAACACCTACAGTTGAAAATACACCGCAAGTGGAAACACCTGTGGCAATAGAACCTGAAACGCCACCGGCACTTTCAGATATTCCGGACGAAGTTATCTTGTCTAAACTGAGCGAGACGCTTGGAAGAAAGATTGAGAATTACGACGACCTGAAACCTAAAGAAATTGCAGTTGACCACGAGTTACAGCAATTATTAGAGTGGAAAGAGAAAACAGGTTTAAGTCTAACCCAATGGGCTGACTATAACAAAGATTACTCTTCTATGAGTGATGTAGATGTAGCTAAAGAGACTTTAGCAAACAAATACCCTACATTCAACGCAGAAGAAATCGAGTTTGAATTAAGCAACCTCGTTCCTGACGAATACGATGACGACAGGGATAAAATGAGAAAGCAGATTGAACTAAAGAAGTTAGTAGCAGAGGGAAGACAAATGTTAGAGTCGAAGAAGTTTGAATTAAAACCTAACACGGGTCTAACAGAGGAGCAACAGAAAGCTATCGAGTTTGCTAAACAAGCTGAACAAAGTCAGGCGCAGGCATTGGAAAGCCAAAAAGCTTACGCAAATAACTTGAACCTTGCTGCTCAAAACTTGGACACTATTTCGCTTAATTTAGCAGAAGGTGTTCAGATTAACCATAAGGTAGAAGATAACGTTAAGAATAGTCTTAGCGACTATGTGTTAAAAATGCCTCATTGGTATAATCAGGACGGTAGCCCAAATCACGAGAACATCGCGAAGGACGGCTACAAAATTAAGAACTTTGACTCATTGTTGAAAACAGCTTATGAACAAGGGAGAGCAGCGCAGCTTGAAGAAAGTATCACAGGCAAACCTAAAGCATCTATGGATGTATCAGGTAAACCTCAAGAAGGTCAAGGTCAAACAAAGAAAGGGAACATAAACGAAGTTGTCAATAAATTATCAGGAGGCAATAAGAAGAGGTTTCGTTTCAGAAGTAAATAATAAAGTAATTTTTAATTTTTAATTTTTTTAAACAATGGCATTAAATGCAAATCCAGCTCCATCGTTTACTCCAAGCTCTATCAAGAAGCCTACGAGCGAGAACTATATCGACATCTTCGATTACACTACTCAGTACGAACCGGACGCTTACGAAAAGTTAATATCTATCTATGGAGACCAATCTCTTATGGGTATGTTATTTGAATTAGGTAGCGAAGAAGCTATCTCATCTGACCAATACATTTGGACTGAAAAAGGACGTTTACACACTTCTTACAGTGACGTAGCTCGTGCAGCTAACGTATTTACTAAAGCAGGACATGTTTACCGTGTAGGTGAAGTTGTTGCTTGTAGTGGTAACGGAAATTTCCAATTAGGTCGTATTACAGCAGTAGACGCTAACACTTTCACAGCAGTACCTTATAAGGCTGCAGGTTGGTTAGTTGGTACAGCTGATATCACAACTTTCATCTCTCACTCTGAGTTCAAGAAGAACACAGGAGGTATGGAAGGTTCTTTAGAAACTGATTTTACTGTTCTTAACAACAAGACTATCATTTTCAAAGACAACTACATCGCTTCAGGTTCTGACGTAACTCAAGATTCTTGGGTACAGACTGACAACGGAGGTTTTGTATGGTACTTACAGTCTGAATTAGACGGACGTAGAAGATTCGAAGACAGAGTTGAAATGGGTCTTATCTTAGGACAAGACGCTGAAGCAGGTTCTGACGCTGCAACTGCAGGTTACGAAGGTTCTGAAGGTTTATTTGAGTCAGTAAAGAGTAGAGGTAACATCTTTGATGGTTTAGCTACTGCTTTAACTGATTTTGATTCTATCCTTAAGCGTTTCGACCAACAAGGAAAAATCCGTGAGTATATGTTCTACGTAGACAGAGACCAATCTTTAGCTATCGATGACTTATTAGGTTCATTGAACGCAGGTTACTCTACTGGAATTTCTTTCGGTATGTTTGATAACTCTGAAGAAATGGCTGTAAACTTAGGTTTCACAGGTTTCAAAAGAGGAACTTACAACTTCTACAAGTCTGATTGGAAATTGTTGAACGACCCTACTTTATTAGGTGGTGTTCCTGCAGCAGACGGTAAAGTAAGAGGTTTATTAGTACCTTACGGAGATAAGGAAGTTTATGACGGAACTAGCACTATGGCTGACCGAATCACTAAGCCTTACTTATCTATCAAGTACAGAGTTAAAGGTCAAGAGAACAGACGTCACAAAACTTGGATTACAGGTTCTGTTGGAACGTCAACTCCAACTGATGACAATGACCACATGAGAGTAAATCACCTTGCAGATAGAGGTGTATGTGTGGTAGGAGCTAACAACTTCATGATTTTTGAAGGAGCATAATTAGCTTATCATATATAAGGGGGTGGGAAACCACCCCTTTTATTTTAACACTAAGTAATATATTAACAAAGCGTACAATACGCAAACTAAATTTAATCTAAAATGGCTACAAAAGCAAAAGCTAAAGCAAGTAGAGAACTAGTACCTGTTAGCTACAGGCAATTAAAAAACTCGTCTTTAACTTTCGAATTAAAGACAGGCAGAGACAACAACTTAGTTGTATTTCACGAAGAAACTGAAATAACGAGAGCAATAAAACATTGCCCCAATCAAAAATCTATCTTCGTAGACGAACAATCGGACATGGCAGTAGTTAAACCTATTGTATTTGTTAACGGAGTGTTCCACACAGAACCAAAAGACGTAATCACACAAGATTTCCTTAGCATACACCCAGGATTAGGTGTAACCTTTGAAGTTATAGACGACGAAGCAGATACTCAAGATATGTTAGAGTATGAAGATATCATCTTAGATATTAAGAGCGCTATCCGAAATAAGTCTAAAGAAGAGGGAGGAATCGAAGAAATTAGAGTCGTAGTAGGAGCACTTATCTCAGACGTAGGGCAGGCAGCTAATATGTCTCCTTCAGAGCTAAGATATGCAGCTTACGAACAAGCAGAAACAAACCCTAACCGTTTCTTAAACGACGAAGGAGAAATTGCAATCTTTGATGACGCATCTATCACTAGACAAGCTATATCACAACAAGGCTTCTTATCAGGAGTTATATCATTATCACCTGACGCTAAGTCTGTAATATGGTCAGATAACAAAGCAGTAATATGTAGCATACCTGCAGGTAAAAGCTACTCTAAATACTTTGCTGAGTATCTAGGCACAGAAGACGGAATAGCTGTAATGAAAGAGTTAAGTAAAAGGTAATCAATCCTACAGATATTTATAAAGGGGCTATAGAAATGTAGCTCCTTTTTTTTATGTATATTTGTATATATAAAACTTTAATAATGATAGACAACGTATTCCAAACAGTTAAGACAATAGTTAACAAAGAACTCGCAGGCAACCTTACTCCTACAGAGCTTAACAAGTTAGCTAAACTTGCTCAAGATGAGATATTTTCTTCTTACTTTGAAGATATAAACCTACTTAAGAACAAGCAGAACAGAGGATTAACAAATCTTAATAATGCTAACTTGCCACAGAAGGTTAGACAGAAGATAGATATATTCAGCACTACAGCGATTATAACAGAAGGCTCAGGACTATACACTCTACCTACAGATTTATATTTCATAGAGGATAGAGGTATAATATATGGGAACGAAACTGTTGTTGATGAAGCTCAGAAGTCAGAGTTACCATTCTTAAACTCCTCTATTGCAGCACCTTCAACAACCTTTCCCGTATATGAAAGATTAGGTAACGATATAAAAATATACCCTAACACAATAACAGACCCTATAACTGTTAGGTATATAAGAAGACCTTTAACACCTAAGTGGACTTACACAGAGGTTTTCTCTAAAGAGCTTTTTAACCCTTCAGCAGTGGATTACCAAGACTTTGAAATACACCCATCAGAGTTTGATAACCTAGTACTAAAGATTTTATCTTACGCAGGTATAAACCTAAGAGAGGGAGAGGTAGCTTTATACGCAGAAAACAAAATGAATCAAGAGAATATTAAACAAGGGAAATAATGCCAATAAGAAATTTTACAAATTTAGATAATTACTATAATGATAATGACCAATGGGGCAATCACCAATATGTAACTATAAAAGATGTGGTTAACAACTTCATGTTTGAACAAGAAGATGATAGTTACGTAGGTAGTGTTAATAGGAACAGAGTTGTTTATCACGCTAAGAGAGCTGTTCAAGAATTATACTTTGATGTTTTAAACGAAGTTATAGCTATTGAGTTTGACCTTACACCTACTCTAATTATACCTATCCCGCATGACTACGTTAACTATGTTAGAATATCGTGGGTAGACAGTAACGGAAAATTACACCCTTTAGCAGTAGATAACAGTAGTAACTTAGCTCAAGCTTATTTACAAGATGATTCATACGAATACCTGTACGACCAAGACGGAGCAATCTTACAAGGTAATCACATACAAGATTTAGGCGGGGACACACTAGGAGACCAAAGTTACCTAGCTGCGTCAGGAGTATCTTCTCCTATGCCTAACTTTAACACGGACGCATCTAAGGTATTTAAGAATGGTTCTTACAAAATAGATAAGGACAGAGGTGTAATACAATTCTCATCTACAGTTACAGGAAGAACTATTGTTTTAGAGTATATATCAGACGGGCTGTTCCAAAGAGAGGATTCTGATATAAGAATACACAAGTTTGCAGAAGAAGCAGCTTACAACTTCATATACCACAAGCTAATCTCAAAGAAAAGGAATGTACCTTACAATGAGAAGATGAGAGCTAGACAAGAGTACTACAACTCGAGAAGAGTGGCTAAAAGAAGAATAACTCCTATAAGATTTGAGGAAATAAGACAAGTTATGAAGTCTCAAAACAAAATGATTAAGAACTAGTATGAAACAAGAACAAGGTAAAAATACATTCATAGGAAGTAGAATGGATAAAGATACCGACTCTCGTTTACTAGAGCCAGGTGTTTATAGAGATGCCCTTAATGTAAGGGTAGGTAATTCTAGCGGTTCTGATGTAGGGGCCTTAGAAAACTCTCTATCTAATAAAAAACTGACTAACAAAAGTTTTGGAGCTAATGCTACGTGCATAGGAATGTATTCAGATAAAAACGAACAAAAGGTATATTGGTTCGTTGTCTCAGACGATGGTAGCTACGTAATGGAACATGATTTCCCTAACGGAGTTACGTCTGTTGTATTAGAAGATACCTCAGCAGGTGTTCTCAACTTTAACAAAGAGTACTTAATAACAGGAGTTAACATTATAATAGATACAGACAAGAAAAGGAGACTTTTATATTGGACTGATAATCTAAACCCTCCTAGAAGTATTAACATAGATAGAGCTAAGACTTACGGAGCTAACAACTTTACAGAAGAGCAGATAAGTGTAATCAAAGCTCCCCCTTTACAAAAGCCTTCTATAGCATTAGGACAAACTAACACAGGCTTAGAGAATAACATAGAGGAAAAATTCTTAAGGTTTGCTTATAGATATAGATACCTAGACGGTGAGTATAGCGCACTCTCTTCTTTCTCTGAAACAGCTTTCTTAGCTAAGCCCTTCAACTTTGACTACGCAGTAAGTTCTAACGAAGGTATGGTAAACAACTTTAGTAAAGTTAGTATCGCCTTTAATACAGGCTCTAAACTAGTTACTGAAATAGATGTAGTGTTTAAAGAATCAGGAACTAATACAGTCTATTTAGTAGACAGTTACAAAAAAGAATCTAAGAATTGGGGAGACAATGAGAATCAATTTGTAGAGTTCTTCAACAATAAAATAAAGAAAGCTTTAGACCAAGACCAATTATTTAGGTTATATGACGCAGTGCCCCTCAAAGCAAAGGCACAAGAGTTAATAGGTAATAGGTTAGTATACGGATTCTACACAGAGAATTATAACATAGAGGACGCTAACGGTTCTGCAATAGATGTAGATTTCTCTCTAGAGGGTATTAACACAGCTATAAATATAGGCACACCTACAGAGTCACTTAAAAGTAACAGGGATTACGAGATAGGTATAGTTTATCTAGATAAGTACGGAAGACAAACATCTGTACTTACATCGGAGAATAATACTATAAACTTCCCTAACATAGACTCTTTAACTCAAAATCAAATTAAAGCTGTAGTAAATAGCCCTGCACCAAACTTTGCAGAAAAGTTTAGATTCTACATTAAACAAACAAGAGAGGATTACGATATAATCGTACCCACTATTTTTTATTTGGACGGGCCTTACGTATGGGTTAAATTGGAAGGTAGCGAAGACAATAAGATAGAGGAAGGAGATTACTTATATGTAAAAGCTGACACACAAGAGGTATTACCTCAGTTGGTGCAAACCAAAGTGTTAGAGATTAAGAATCAACCCAAAGATTTCTTAGAAGACAGTAACAAGCAGTTATCAGGTAATTACATGAGATTAAAACCTAATAACTATAGGCTAGACCCTGACGACTACGAATTTTACGATTGGGACAGTTACGACAGTTCTAAAAACGCTAATGATAACCCTATAAGAGGTAACCAATCTTATGTAGAACCTGCAGTTTATTATGGTACGTCACTATCAGATGACTTAACATCTAGCGGAACTTACACAGGCTTAGTTGACGAGAGATACGAAATAGAGATAATAGTTACAGGAGCGACAGATGAGTTTAGATGGACTAAAGATGAAGGTCAGAATTGGTCAGCTAACACACCTATTACAGGTGCTGCTCAAGCAATAGAGAACGGAGTTGAAATAACATTCGCATCTGTAACAGGGCACAGCTTAGATGACTCTTGGGTAGTAGGAGCTAAGTCAAGTTCAGACGACAGTTTTGGAGGTTCGGAGAGTTCTAAAGCTTACGGATTTTTTAAAGGGCCTGATACAAATAACGGCGTTATATATGGAGGCGCTAGGATAGAGTGGGAATACTCTGAGTACGGAGAAGAAACTCAAAAGATAACTAGGAACTTCGTATCAACTAGAAAGTACGAAAACATAGAAGAGTGGTATTACGGAGATAATATTTACGACGAGATATCTGAAATAGGAGAGAGTAGAATATGGTTTAGAAGAGGGCTCGTAGAGTTCAATTACCCCGGCAACCAATACAATAACTCTAAGCACATCACAGTAGACCCTGCAGAGGATATGGTTATGATTGTGAAAAGTAAAGGTACTCAGAACAGCGACCTTGACGGAGTTGTAAAACTAAGAACAAGCTTAGAAATATTCCAAGCAGAGCAAAATGTAATCTTTGAAACTATACCGTTTTCAAATGATGCAGCGCCATTCTTTGAGATAGGACAAACTTACGACGTAGTTAATGGGTTCCACACTAGCAGTAACGCTTCAGATGTAGACCAAGCTTTAGGTGTAGCAGGAGAGTTTGTACTAGATGTGTTTAACTGCATAGCTTGGGGGAACGCTTTTGAAAGCTACAAGATAAAAGATTTGTTTAACGCTAAGACTATGAAGATAGACACTAGACCTTCTGATAGTATCGAAGATTACTCAGAGAACATAAGGATAGCGTCTTTAACTTATAGCAAGGTTTATGAGCAAACTCTTAATTATAATGGTACTAATGAGTTTAACTTATCTACTATAAACTTTGTAGATATAGACGACAAGTATAACTCTATACAGAAACTATTCTCTAGAGACACAGATTTAATCGTTTTTCAAGAAGATAAGCTACACAAAATGCCTTTTGAGAAAGACGTATTATTTACTGCCGCAGGAGAAGGAGCTGTAACAGAAAGTAATAAAGTATTTGGTAAAGAGATTCCTTACGCAGGAGAGTTTGGTATATCTCTTAACCCTGAGAGTTTTGCTTTCTACGGCAATAATATATATTTCACTGACCAAAGAAGGGGGTCTGTAATGAGACTTAATCTTAATGGTTTAGTAGCCATCTCTAATAACGGAATGAAAGATTTCTTCAGAGATGATTTTAGAAGTAAGAACACTAAAAAATTAGGAGGGTTAGATTTATATAACAAACAATACGTACTGTATTCAGACGATACAGAGATACCTATTGGTTCAGGAGGAAATGGTGTAGACCCTAATGAGGGGACTACTCCTACCCCAGGGTACATACCTTTTAATTGTGGCAGTACTGTAGAGGTTACAGGAGTAACTAATTCTACGCCTCTCAAAGTAAAAGCACTACAAGTAAATGGTCTAGGAGATATATTCGTAAATTACAATCTTGAGACAGTTTCAGATATAGTAATAGACAATAATGGAGATATAATAAACTTCCCTTCTCAGGGGCCAGGACTAGGTTCGGTATCTTTTACACAAACTTACGACGACGTAGATTTCATATTAATAGACGTCACTCCTATAGCAACTCCGGGAGAGTTTGAAGTCAAAATTGGTTCGCCTTGTTTAGTTCCTGACACACCTGCACCTGACCCTGTAGTAGCAACCAAAGATGACTACACAGTGTACAAAGGTACAGTGGACAACGTGCTTAATGTATTATATAATGATATATACACACTACCTGTAACTATTACTATAACATCAGCGCCTACAGAAGGTACTGCTGTTGTAAGTGGTAACAATATATTGTACACCCACACTAATGTAGTGGACGGAGATTCAGATAGCCTTACTTATCAAATAGATGACGGACTTACTACAGACACTGCAATAGTTACTATAACAGCTCTTACAGACCCCGGAGGAGGTGGCAATCCTTCAGAAGGTACTGCATTCCAAATGTCAACGTCAACTGCACTTAACCCTGCAGAGCCTGACAACGGACAAGTAGCTTGCTCAATAACGTCTTTAAACACTTATTACCATGACGGAGCTTTCTTTAGCCCTGGCATAGGAGATAAGGTTTACATAGACTTGTACATGTCTCAACCTGTAGTAGGGGGCAATGAGTACAGAGCTATAGAGTTTGGTAGAACAATAAGAATAGATAATACAGGAACAGTAACAGATGTGTTTATCTGTGAATAAAAAAAGATAACTAATGGCTTACACGATAACATTTGATGAGGGAGCTAAAGGATTTACGTCCTTTTTCTCCTATGTACCTGAGTTTATGATAGGTATGAATAACGATTTTTTCACCGTAAAGGATGGACAATTGTATATGCACAACGACGAAGAGAATCCTACAAGGAACAATTTCTATGGGGCTCAGCACAATACTAAAATTACATATGTAGAGAACAGTTTTCCTTCTCAAGTTAAATTTGTTAAGTCTATGAAATTAGAGGCTAACAGACCTTTACAGACTGACATAAAAGCTTTTGTTTCAGACGAGAATTCTTCAGCTATGGACTCAACCATATCAAGCGATGAATATGTAGAGAAAGAAGGTATGTTCTACTCTTACGTAAGAAGAAACGAGAATGGAGGAAACTACAGCGATAAGAATGTGTACGGAATAGGGGAAGTGTTCGACGTATCAGGCTCAACCGTAACTTTCGCCACTCCTATACCATTAGGCTCTATAGCAGCAGGAGATAATATACTAGACGTTAATGGCTCTGTCTTAGCTCAAATAGTATCGTACTCAGGCTCAAGTATGGAAACAACCCCTAACTTAGCAAGCCTCCCCGGCGACTTTTTAATAGGTCAAAAGAGCGCTAGAATAGAGGCAGGTAACTTGAGAGGATATAACTTCGAAGTTACTTTAGAAGATAGCAATACAAGTAGGTTAGAACTGTTTGGGAGTAAACTTAACACATCTAAGTCAAACCCTTAATGACATTTGGTTTATAAGATATTTTTTCGTATATTTACGTATATATGAAAAAGTTCAACAAAAGATTATCGGCGCATGTAGTACTAAGTATTATTTGCGCCATTTGTTCTAATGGGTACGCCCAATATCAAAACGATTGGGACGCTACAGAGATATTATACGAGATGAATAAATCTTGGTCTGTAGGTAACGGATGCTTAGAAGGTCACCACAAGGTAATTGATGTGTATAACGGATTAGAGTTAAACGGTAATACCCTAGAGGTTATGGATTCTACTATCCAAATCATAGGAGGTAAGGTTACTAACTTTGGTGTAGATGTAGACATACTCAATCACCCATTAATTATATACAGATGTGAGAACTCTGTTATATTAGAATTTCCAATAACTTTATCCGATTAAATATAATAACATGATAGAATTTAATAAAACTAAAAAAGAAGACTTCTACACAGTGTACAAAAAAATGTGTAAAGCTCACCAATTTCCTGCTATGCACATAGATAACATCGAAGATGTTTTCATTTGTAAAAGAGAAGGGCTATTAATGTATAGCTGTTTTAAATGGAACACAGGCTCAGGTATGTGTATGATAGGGTTCCCTGTTAGTAACTTATATGTGCCAAAAGAGCTTAGGGAAGGTTTATTACCAAAGTTCTTAAATTACATCTCAGATGTTTGTAAATCAGAGGGCTATAATATAATATGGACAACCTCAGCAACACAGAGGGTTGAGAGAGCTTTATCTCAAAGTGACTTCCAAAAAGGAGACCAAAACGTAAATACTTACATAAAAGTTTTGTCTTAATATTTTTCTTATTTTTGTATATAACTTAAAAAACATTCATAAATGGGAGCAGCAAGCGCAGGTATAGGGGCAGTAGGAGGAATAGCACAAACTATAATAGGGGCAGGCCAAGCAAGGAAGGCTAGAAAAGCTATCGAAAACTATGACCGACAAGATATCACAAACTTATCAGAAGGGTTAAAAGTTAGCACTAAAGGTGCAGACTTAGCTACACAAGAATTGGCTAGAGCTAACGCAACAACTGTTTCTGCACTTAAGGCAGGAGGAGTTAGAGCGCTAATGGGAGGTATCCCTCAGATACAGGCATCTACCGTAAATCAAATGGCTAAAATAGGTGCAGACTTAGACGAGCAAGTAATAAACATTCAGCAGCAAGAGATAGCAGGAGCAGAGAAAGCTAGACAGATGATAGAGAGAAGAGAGGAAGCTGATTTAGCAGGTCTAGGACAACAGATGTCTACAGGGCAACAAACAATGGCTTCAGGTTTATCAGGATTCGCAGGTTCAATGGGGCAAATGGGTACGCTTTTTGCTGACGAGGATTAATATAGTAAATAGAAAAACAAAATAATGGCTAAAGGTAATTACGCAGCATATCAACAGTTACAACCTATAGATATAGATTGGACTGAAATAGCTAAGTCAGGGGTAGACGCTGAGCTAGCTAGAAGAGATAAGAAAAGAGCAGAAGAAAAGGCAGAGCAAGATGAGCTACAGACAGTAGAGTTCACCCCGTTAGAAGATGTTGTAACAAACGTCGATTCTCTTGACCAAGCTATGGCTCTAGGTATACAAGAGGCAGGTGAGATTAATCAGCGAGATTTCGACAAAGCTAGTAAAGATATAGACTTTAAGAGAAGCTCTGAGTATAAGGTTAGACACGCAAACATACAAAACTACCCTAAAAGACTTAAGACACTTTCTCAAGGAGTTGCTGAATTAGCTAAGAGGTACTCACAGGCAGAAATGGATGGAAAGGTATCGGATTGGGACGATAGTTTAGGAGCTACACTTCACGGAGCTTTTGTTACAGAGAAAGTAATTTTTAAGGCTGATGAAAGAACGGGCGAGCCTTACGCAATGGTTGCTCAAACTAAAGAAGACCTTAAGACAGGTAAAGACGGTGATAACCCTAATGGTTACGTATATAATGATGACGGCAGTATCTCTATGAAAAAGGTTACCATTAACGAGGTATTCAAAGGATTAGGAGAATACAGAATAACTAATAAAGTTGATGTGGCAGCTGAAGCTCAGAAGTTCGGAAAAGCTTTAGGTAAAAAGGTAGAGACTGATATAGACGGAAATATGGCTTCAGGCTTAACTATAACTAAAGAGCAGAAGTTCGAGTTTATACAAGAAAAAGCTAATGAAGCAGCTATGGACTTACTAGGTTCTGCAGGTGCTCCTACAGACTTAGCTAAGAATATTTGGGCTGATAAAATGGGTAGAAAGAGTAGAGAGCTTACTGAAGAAAATATGTTAGAGATTAGAGATGATTTTGTACAATCAGCGTCTGCTTATTACGACCAAACACAAGAGAAAAGTTTTAATCAAAGAGCTACAGGTGGAACATCAAATTCAGGTAAAAATGATATAGAAGTTCACACACCTTCTTACGTAACTGACCCTTCTACGGGAGCGTTATCTAAGGCTAATATAACAGTCCCTGTAACTAAAGATGGTCAAACAGTTAATAAAGAGTTTAAAGATGTATACGAAGTTCAACTAGGGGGAGTTAACGGAGTTCTTTTAGAAGAGTCTGAAACAACTGTTAGGACTGTTAAGAATTTCTACGTAGATGATAAGGGTAACACTTTTGCAGATGTCACAACCTCTATTAAGCCTTCAGGTAGAGTGGATTTCAAGGACGAGGACGAGTTAACACAAGCTATTGTAGTGGGAGCTATTAAGAATTGGGAGTCTGAAACAAAGACTATAAAACTATCTAACAAGCAATTCCAAGCTATAGCTACAAACTCCGCGGTTGTAGATGAAAAAGGTTCAGGATTCTCTAACGGAAAAGCCTTTATGGATTACTTAAAACGTAAGAGAGGTGGTACACCAACTCCTACGAGCACCCCTACCAACTCTGGTTTCGACATTCACAGTTACAAAAATAAGGGGACTAACGACACTCAGCACGGCCCACAACAATAAATTTAATTTAATTTAAACTTTCGTATAATGAACGAAGAATATTTAAAAGGATTACACGGACACTTAGGGATAACTGACGATTACTCAACTTGGGTAAACGCAGTACAAGGAGACGAAGAATATTTAAAAGGACTACACGGACACTTAGGAATAACTGACGATTACCAAACTTGGGCAAGTGCTGTGTGGGGAAAGACTACAGCCGATTCTATGGAGTCTCGTTTGGATTCGGTGGTACAATTTTCTCAATCGGAATCGGAAGAGACAAATCAGGAGCAAGAAGTTACTACTTCGGAAGAAACTGAAACATTTGACACAAGTTTCCCTGAGGATATGATATCTCAAAGTAAAACGGAGAATGTTATACCTAGTGGAGATGGTACGCTTGTAATAGGTGGCGAAGAGATTTCCGTAGAAGACATGGAGATTTCTGAACTATATGACGCGTACAAACAAGCAGGGTACATTTCTCAAGCTGACGTTTCTGAAGTAGAGGCTACAATAGAGGCTCAAGCAAAAGGAGATTTTTCTACAGTAGAAACAATAAAAGCTTACGCAAATACACTTATGAAGTATGGGCCCGCATCAGGTATGCACAGCCCTATATTTGATTATATGGATAGAGACGAAGCCTTGTTTGCTAGACAACAGAAAAATAAGGTTGATTTTCTTAACGCTTTACCTGAAGATAAGGTAACAGAGTTAAAAGAATACGCTTTCAACAGAACTGAGCAAATATCAGCTGATAACTTAAATGTTTTTGCTCAGAATAAACTTCTAGAAAGTAAGATTAAGACAGTTGTATCTGATTTAGAGCAGATGTCTTTATCTATGGAAAAGATAAAAGAAGATGGCGGTGTCTTACCTAAAGAAGCTGCTGATGAGTATCTAAAGGCTTATAAAGAAGCTGTATCTTTACAAACTACTTATAAAGAAAATACTAATATACTAGAGTCTAATACAGAGGATTTAGGAGAGACTTGGGAAGAATTAGACCTTCTTAAAAGAAACTACGGCGGACTTGACTATTATCAAGAGAAGCTGAGATTAAGCGCTGCGCATATTGCAGGTGGACTTGTTCAACTTCAAGCTATGGCAGGAAACCCTGCGACCTTAACACCTGACGTTGAGCTTATGTATACAATGCAGAAGTATAGAGAGCAAGTGGCTGCAGACGAGGATATGTTAAGGCCTGCTATGTCAGTAGAGCAGATAAACGGCTTAGAGGACTTTGGTATGTGGGCAGGTGAGCAAATAGCTAACCAATTACCTATATTATTGACACTAACAGCTACAGGCGGTACATCAGGGTTAGTTTTACTTTCTTCTTCTACAGCAGGTAGTAAGGCAGGTGAGATGACAGACTCTAATGTGAAAGGTGAAACAAACTTTTCAGCGGGAAATATACTTTTAACTAGTATAGGTCACGGAGCAGCCGAATACTTAAGCGAGAGAGTTAGTTTAGGTATCCTTAGTAAAGGTAACAGAGTTATAAAGTCTGCGTTAAAAGGTAAGAAACCTGGAGCTAAAATACCTACACCTGAGTATTCTAGTATAAGAACAGGCGTATCTAATTACGCAAAGAAAACTTGGGGAGCAGCTTGGCAAGAAGGTAGCTCAGAGTGGGCTAACACTTTAGCTCAGAATATGTTAGATATCGCAGCGGGAGCAGAAGATGTAAACCCTTTTGACGGAGCTTTAGATGCATTTGCATCGGGCGCGTTTATGGGTAAAGCTATGCAAACAGTTCCCTCTGTTGTAGGTATGGCTATAAGACCATTCACTAGAAAGGAAATATCTAAAAAGATTAAATCTAATCTAGAAGATTTAGAGGCTTTAGCTTATATGTTAGAGACTCAAGATTTAAGCGAAGCGTCTCAGAACATTGTTAAAAGAAAGATGCAAAATATCATGACTCAGTCTGAGTCTATGATAAATGAAACTTTAGGAGAAACGTCTAAAGTAGGTTCTAAAGGTTTACAGAGAATATTAGAGATAGAGAAAAGAGCAGGTATATTAAGAAAGTCTGTAAAAGAAATAGAAAATTCTGATTTACCTACAGAAACTAAAACTCAAATTAAAGCTGAGGCTAAGGCTGAAGTAGACGCTTTAAGAAAAGAGAAAGAAAATATATTAGATGGGAGTAAACAAGATGGGGAGAAATCCCGAGTACAACAAGAACTCGAAGCAGCAATACAAGGAGGAGTCGAAGTTGAGCAAGGAGGAAAAGGAACTGCAGAAGTTCAAGGAGAAAATGCTGAAGCACGAGATACTGATACAGACTCTGAAGGAGTGCGGACAGATAAGCAGGGAGATACGAAACTCGATGACGGAAAAGCAACACAAACAACTGCAGCAAAACCTGAAACTGTAGATGTAGAACCTCTAAAAAAGAGAAAGAGACAATTAGAAGAGGAGCTAGTTGATATAGAGGACGACGCTACTGCAGAAAAGATGGAGGCTGAAATAGAGCAGTTAAATACTCAAATATCTGAAGCTAGTAAAGTTGCTACTCCAGTAGTAGACAATTCGGCTAAGATACAAGCTAAGGACGACGCTACTAATCAAGATGTTACTGATGAAGTATCAAATATCCAAACTAAGTTGCAGGAGGCGGGTAAACAAAAAGAGCTTGATACTTTAGGGGACAAGTATTTCAAAATTTTAGAAGACCAAGCCAAGAAGGAAGAATCAGGACAGGAGTTAGATAGATACGACAAAGCTAGAAAAACTAGAGCGTTTAATAAGATTGCTAAGTTAGGCAAAGAGTTAGGTATAGACCCTATGTATTACTTAGAGAACAAGGGCGCGCTACCTAAAGAATCTGCACCTAAGAAAGCAGCACCTAAGAAAGCAGCACCTAAGAAAGCAGCACCTAAGAAAGCAGCGCCTAAGAAACCTGCGGCTGAAAAAATAATCGAGTCTTTTGAAAAACATGTTAAAAGTAAAGGAGTTACTTGGAAATCTATGTTTGCTATGGAAGGCGAAGTGTACAACGAGTTGTACGATATGATTAGTAACAAAGAAATAACTGAGGAGGAGTACGAGGCTTTTAAAAGGAGACTAAATAAAGCTAAAGATAATGTTGAGACCAAGATAGCTGAAAATCAGTACGGAAAAGGCTCTCTTATGCATAAGCTTTCTCAAGAAATTCAAAAACTTTATAAGAAACATAAAGATACTAAGGTTAAATTAGAGAAAGAGATAGATGATGTAGTAGACAAAATCTATAGTTTAAACAGACAGAGTTTAGATGTAGATAACATGAGTGAACGTCTAAAAGAACTTGACACTCTTAATAAAAAGAGAGAGAGTTTACAAGCTAAGATAGACGAAGCTGAAAGGAAGTATCAAGACGCTACAAATACGTTTGACGCTATAGAAGGTACAATTAGTGCTTACGGAGCAATTGCTGAGGGCGTAGACCCTAGGATAACAATCCTAAAAAAACTTGAAGGATTTATAAAAGAGTTTGAGAGTACCAAAAACCCAACTGAGCAAGAAAAAAGGTTCAACGCTCATAACGTCGAAGAAAGAAATTCTATAAAGAATAACCTTAAAGATTTCCCTACTAAAGTTCCTTATAAGAAAAAATCTCTTACTCAAGAAGATATAGAGTCTGCATTTGACCTTAACCCTGAGCAAAGTGAAGCTGCAGCTATTGTAAGTGATATAATGATAGAGAATATGGCTGCTATAGAAGGCATTTCTGTAGAGGAGATGAGAAAGAAGATAGAGTTTAAGAAAAGTAACGTTGCTCCTGACGGAAGTCTTAAGCAAGACGCTGAGAGTAATGTGCAACCTTTCTACTCCCTTATAGGTAAGGCCATGTCTAAATTGGCTAAGCTACAGCCTTCTACACCTCAAGTATGGGTTAAGAAGATAGTAGAAGAAGGTGGTAGAGGCACTAAGTCAGAGTCAGACCTAGTTAAACTAGAAACTACCTTGAGAGAGTATTTAGAGATTACTAACGCTTTAAAAATAAATAAAGGTAAGCCTAAGAAGACTATATCTTACTCAGAGGTTCTAGGAGTCATTTCTGAAACAAGTAACGTTGATATAAGAGTTATTGTTAAAAGGAGTCTTACAAAACCTCAGTTAGAGGCTGAAGAGAGATTGTGGAAACGAGACGGGGAACTAGAGGATAAGGTAGAAAAACTAGACGAAAAGATAAAGAAACTTAAAAGTGAGTTATCTGAATCCGAAATGTACACTAACCCTGAGTTAGCAGAACTTACAGCCCAACGAGCTAAAGCTATAGTAGAGGTGCGAAAACTTTTCTCTCACCTTAAAGAACTTAATGACCAAAATGTAGTTTACAGTAGTGACTCACAATATGTGTTGCAAGGGCCTGAAGGAGGCGGTAGAACAGAGGTTATTATAGCGCTACCTTACTTAGACTTTAAAGTAATGAATGAGGAGCACTTCCAAGGTGTTGAGGATTCTATTGTAGGTTGGACTAGAAATAGTGTTAGGGTAAACCCTGCTACAAATTCTAAAGTTCTTTTAATAGAGGAGTTTCAGTCAGATTGGGCACAGAATCAAAGAAAGTACGGTGTAAAGGGAGGCCCTAAACAGAGAGAGCTTCAGAGAAGAGAGTCAAAATATCAAAAGTCTGCTCAGTACTTAGAGACGTTGGTTGAAAATTACAATGATTTCTTAAAGAAAACTTTTGGCCAATTTGCAGCTTTAAGGGGTTACGAAAAGACTTTTTACGGTTTCTTACAAAAGCCACTATCTCCATCAGACCCTATGTACACTAACTTTGGTTTTAATCACAGTTTTGTGGCTAACGGGCTTGCTCTACCTGAGACTATGGAGTTTTTAGCAAAGGTTTCTGAAATGCAAGGTAGACCTGCAACTGCTAAGAAGTTAAGAGAAGCGGCTAAAGAGGCTGAGTACAAAATATCAGAAATGATAGGGGCTCAAGAAATGCTTAATGAAGATTATATAGCCATAGCTGAACATATGGATTATGACTCTTATTTTGGAAAGGGTGCAGTAGCTGCTCATGCAGAAGATATAAAAGAGTATACAGAATTTCTTAAGAACATGCTTTCAGTTGGTAACCTTTTCTCAAATGTTCTAACTAAAATAGACCCTGACTTTAAAGACCTCGCTCCTAACGCCATAAGAATTATTTACAATAATGTAACTTCGATAGGTGCATTAGAGAACTTTGACTCTGAAGTACAACGGGACGGTATACAAGAGGGCCTTGCAGAGATGTTTGAAAAAGAAGGGTTCCCTAATCTAAAAACACACTTGGACGAGGTTGTAAGTGAAGTGTATAATATTATTGGCGCTCCAATAGTCTCCGGTATAGTGACGGAATACCTAGAAGGTACGGAATCTAACTTCATGATGTTCAAGGAGAGAGTATACAATCCTGTAGAAATGCCTAATCCTTACGCTAAGAACAATGCTTGGATAGGACTTACTTTCAGAAAAACTCTACAAATGGCTATTGAGCAAGGTCTAGACCAAGTGGCTTGGACTACAGGTCAGCAACAGTCTGCTAGATGGGGTCAATTAGAAGGTAAAGAAAAGCAAGGTATAGAGTACTTCTATAACAATATGATACCTAAAGAGGTATTAAAAGAGGCTAAACGATACGATAAGAACGCTAAGGTAGAAGTAATAGACTTAGACCCTTCTAATAAAGATAATAACTTGGCTGTTGGAAAACAGTTAGCTATCACTATCACGCCCGCTATGAGAATGGCTATTCGCGAAGGTGGCGTACCACTATTCCAAAATGGCCAAAGCCCACAAGGAGCTATGTCGGTTAAGAATGGTAAGTATATCGTACACGCGATAACTAACCCTAACGTAACTACTCCTTTACATGAGTTAGCTCACGTATATGAGGATTACTTAACTCCTGAAGAGAGACAAGTAGTTTTAGGATTTGCAGGTAAGACACAGTGGGATAAAGAAACATCTGAGAAGTTTGCTAGAGGTGCTGAAAAATACTTGTCTAAAGGCACTGTACCTAACAATCCTCAGTTAGCAGAAATATTCTCTAAGTTCAAAGATTGGTTAACTGATATATACAACGGCATAACAGATAGTTCTATTGATATAGAGCTCAATCCTGCTATGGAGGCGATATATGAGAAGATGTTTACTCCTCAGAACAAAAACAGAAATGTCAATAAGGAAGTAAGAAAAATGCTTAGTGAAGGTAAGACTGCTAAAGAGATATTTGCAGAGTTTACATCTAAGAGTGAGAGAATGCAAGCTAAGAATATCCTTAAGAGACTGATAGCTCAACCTAAGACTCCTGAAGAGGCTTTAAAGGCAGCTAGAAAAAGTTACAATAAAGCTAAAGCAAAAGCTAAGGCTAAGAAACCTAAGAATATTTGGAAAGAAACAATCTTTAATTTAGCTAAGTATTTTACTGATAAGCAGTATCTACCTAAGAGAATGCTTAAGAAAGCGGGCGGAGATTTAGTTAGAGATTATATGGTAGCATCTAAAGGTTCGCCAGGCTACGCTAAAAGATTGTTTGATAAAGCTTACAATAAAATATATAGAGGCTTAACTAAAGAGCAGATAGATGACCTTAATAAAATTATATTACAAAGAAGGTTTATAGCTATAGATAAGAATAGAGCTAAGAGAGGTCTAGACCCTGTAACTCACTCTGATTTCCAAAATCAAGAGACTGCTGAATTAACTTTAGAAGGTCTTAGAGAAGAGTTGGGAGATAAGGAGTTCAACGAACTTAATAAAAGAGCTACAGCGTACTTTTCTGAGTTTAAGAACTTACTAGATATGATAGAGAAGGCGGGTATAGTTAACAAAGAATTTAGAGATAGTTTCTTTGATGTAGATTATCAACCTAGATTATTCTTACAGTTCTTGCAGACACAGGAGCAAGAGAACTCTATTCAAGAAATGGGAGCGCCTACATCTACGTCACTTACTTCTAAGCAAGTTCAAACTATGGAGAAAGGTAGTGACGAAGCTTTAGTAGTGGATTCTATGTACTTATTAGGAAGGTCTCTTAATATGAGAGCTAAGACAGTAGCTATGAACAGAACTACTACTAAACTTGCAGAGTTTATGAAAGAGAGATTAGACTACATTAAGAAAACAAAGAAGAGTATAAGTGAAGGTAAACTAAAAGGTAAAGAACTTAAGAAGGCTAAAAAAGATATTAAGTACTTCGAAGAATTACAAAGAAGAGTTAAACTTAACCCTATTATAGGTTTCACAGAGTCAGGTAACCCTAAGTATAAGTTTAAGCCTGAGCCAGGCGAGAGAATTGTTTCTTACTACGTTAATGGTGTTAAACATCAGATGATAATGGAAGAAACGTTCTATGACCAATATAACGATAACTTAAAAGGTGTGTTTACTAATAGTGACGTAAGAGAAAAAGCTGCTGTCTTATCCGGCACAGCACTTGTTAAGACTATAGCTACAGGTAATAACCCTGCGTTCTTCCTTACTAACTTCCCTAGAGATTTGTTCTTTGTAGCATCTTTCTCTAAGGAGTATGGTAGAAGGAATGGAGGAGTGTTCGGAGCATATAACCCTCTGTCTGCTATTTCAGTTCTTTGGGATTTTGGTAAGAGTGTATATGAAATTGCAGCTGCTAATAATACTAAATTTAAGTGGCTTAAAGATAATGGTAGTTTTGAGAAATTTGTAGAGTACGGAGGTATGTTGGATTTCTTACACACACAAGGAGAGTACAAAGGTACAAAAGGTCTTAAAGGACTGTATAACGATAAAGTTGGTAACCGAACTAAAGAGACCCTTAGCCTTGTAGGTGACGCTCTATCTCTTAAACCACTCCAAACTTATTCTGAAATAGGTTTCCGTTTAGCAGTTTTCAACAAGTCTCTTGCGAACTCTCTGAGACTTTCAGAGTATAAAGATATGAAAGACGTACCTGCTGATGTATTAGAAGAGTGGTATATTAGTGCTGTTGCGTCTGCTAGAAGTTTAACAGACTTTAGTCAAGGAGGTATTTACGCAAAAGATTTAGATGCTGTAGTACCTTACCTTAATGCGGGTATTCAAGGTACAAGGTCTGCTGTTGACGCTATAGCGGAATCACCTTCAGACACATTATATAGAATGCTTACAACAGGTTTCACGTTGACTGCTATACCTGTCGCAGCTTCAGCTCATCTTATAGCCGGGGCTAATTGGGGAGATGACGACGAAGATATGAAAGGTTTGTCTGCGGGAGGCCAATACTTAAAAGCTTTAGAAGGTGTTAGTAGATATGATAGAATTAATTATCAAATTATTTTCACAGGGGATAAAGACGAGAGAGGTGAGTATAAATATGTTAGAATAGCTAAGCCACACTTCGTTACGCCTGCATCTATATTAGCTCATCACTTATTAGAGGAGTATATAAGACAAGATAATAATCTTTCACCTGCAGGAGAGCAGAAGCTGATTGAAGACTTATCATTTGCTTTTGAGAAGAATATATCTCCTGTAGAATTTAATATACTAGGTAATACGGCTAGAACTCCTTTACTTAAAGCGGCATTAACTTACGCTTTAGGTTACGACTTCTACCGTGAGCAACCTTTATCTTATCAGAAAGGTAAAGTGGCTCCTGAAGCCGAAGGTTTTGAGTCTAGAGGTGTAGAAGATTTCTATAAAGCTATAGGAGAATATCAGCAAATGTCACCTGCTAGATTAAAGGGAGCTATTGAAAGTCTTATAACTACTCCGTCTACCTCTGCTTATGTTGCATTAGCTTATGGTGGAGCAGACGCTTTGTTCGCTGATAAAGATTTGAAAGGGCCTGCAGAAATAATGGGTGAAGCTCTTAAGAAAAGTGTTTCAGGCCGTCTTTTGAAAACTACTAGTGAGTTTAACAGAAGAGTAGATTGGGATAAGAGACTTAAAAATGAGATTGTAGCTAAAGATGTAAAGAATCTTAAAGATAGGTACAGACTTAAAGAGTTGGCTATCCAAGAAAGGGACGGTAAGGTTACAAGAGGTGAGGTTATGGACTACTTGAAGAAGATAGGGAATGATAATCTTATGCAAATGAAGAGGTTGGCTAACGTGTATAAAGAAATGGTAGCTAACCCTAAGATAGACCCTAACGTAGCTGATTTAAAATACAGAGACGATAAGGAGAGAGCTTTAATACTGACTGAAATCTTTGGAGAAGAGTTACTTAAAAAAGATACTTTTGCTAAAGATGAGAAGAAGTTATATGAAGAGCTTCTGAAGAATAAGATACTCAATAAAGGAACTATGTATGAGTACTTGAAGTTAATAGATAAACTATAAAAAAAGGGGGGCGAAAGCCCCCTCTTTAATTAAAGTACGTTGTACAAAATAGTTAAAACAGTTACATAAAAAACTGTGTTAGCTAATAAACATTTTATCTTTTTCATAATTCTTGATTAATTAAATTAAATACTCTGTAGTAATCGCTGATTGACTCAGCTGTTTTCTTAACTACATTTTTTATCTTTTCTACATTCTCTTTAGAGATATCTTGGGGAATCTTTTCTACCTTTGTACCTAATACAAGTTTCTCCCCCCTAAAAGCATTGCCGTCTCTCTCAATAAGCTCTACCCAAGCGTTCTCAGGAAGTTTGCCTGTTTCTTGCTCAATAGCTGCGGCATAAATACCTAATTGGTTATATTCTTCGTCTTCATAGACCGCTACCTTATTCATAGCTCCAGTCTTATAGTCAATAAGGGTTTTACAGTCCTTATCGTTAGTGTCTATAAAACCTAGAACATAAAAGTCAACAAAATCTAATTTGATTTCTCTCTCAAACTCATCTAAACGAGTTACTTTGTTTAGCACCTTCTTTTCTTTGGCGCTAAATTCGCTGAAGTCTCCTCTCTCAAGTGCCTCTCCGATAAGGGAGCCGAATTCTGTGTAAGCATTGCCTTCAAACCTCTCACCGAAAAAGTAAGAGAGAATGTAATCCTTCTTTGAATCCTTCCACTTGGATACTTGACTGTATGATAAATAGTTTACACCTTTATCATCTTTCCTTGGTAAATCTATCATATTAAATATGCTGCTAATAAGATTAGTGTTATTTTAAATACAGATACTCCTATTATGATTACTGCCGTAAAATTATCTATGAACTCTTTGTAATTAATGTACCTAAGCTCAAGGTTCTTTATTTCCCATAGTATTAATACTAATACTGCTACTGTGTGTATAATTAAGTCTAACATAATTCTTTAATGTGTTTTTTAGTTATTTTTGTTACTTTTCCTTTTGCTCTTGAGGGTATTGTGTTTAATATCTCAATAGCTTTCTTCTTGTCCTCAGGGCTCAGACTAGATAAAATATCTTGGAGTTTTTGCTTAACACTTTTTGTGTAATCTCCTCCGTCCCTCAAATAAGTAAGTATTTTTTCAGTAGGCTCAGTATAAGATGTAGCGCTTCTGAAACTTTCTAAAGGTTTCTCGTACCTAAGCTTTCTGAAAAGGTTTACCGTAGCGAAGACATCTTTCTCACAATAAGAAACAATCTTATCTATGCCTCCTTCGTAGAATACTCTGCTTACATCTGCTCCCGAAATGTCGTCCTTTGGAGAAGGTAATCCTAAAGCAGCTATAACAGATGCTAGTGACTGCTTTTTCCAAGCAGTACCTTTCCATAGGAGGGCTGTATCAAACACAGAAGTCTCCCAAGGTTTTAAGTGAGCAGTATCAAACAATAAGTGTAGTTGAACACCATTAGCCATACACCTTCTCATGATGTAAGGCATATCAAAGTCTAATATATTGTGGCCACATAACCAAGTCTTATTATTCGCGAACTTACTTATAGAGTCGTTAAACTCTTCTAGTAAAACTTTCTCATCTTCGTTACTAAAACTTTTGATGATAAGTTCTCCACCTCTAACTGCTCCTATAGATATCGTAACAATTCTACCGTACTCTGCGTAGAGAGGGGCAGTCTTGTTATAAAGCTCTATAAGCTCAGAAGAATCTTCTACGTTACGTAGATGGTCGTATGCCCACGCGTCGTATAACTCGTGATTCTCATCAAAGTTATTAGTTGCCGCAGCAGTCTCAACATCAAAGAATAATATATCTTCTATGTTCTGTTTAATCAATAGTCTCATAATCTCTATATTTGTTTAAAGTGTACTCATTAAGAGTAACGTATCTATTATCATCGGGAACTATAGCCCTAGCTAGTAGCTCAGCAGAATCTCTGAACTGCTCTATATAAAAGTTTATAGCTCTTTCGTGAGAGGCGTCGTAATTAATTGTGAAAGGTCTTACGTACTTAAGTCCGTCGTCATCCTTACACTGTAATATAGTTGATATGCCTACTCTTGTCCAACTCCCTTCTGAAGGAGTTACTGTTAAAGCTATAGAGGGGTATATAACCCCCCTTAGCTCATTCAACCTTTTAATAGTTTTCTCTCTTCTATCCATAACTATTAGTTTCTAGCTACAACTGCGTCAGTGGTCAAAAACGCACCTGCAACAGATACAGCGTTAGTTAGCGCAGATTTTGTAACCTTCTTAGGGTCAACTATACCTGCTTCAATCATGTCTACAAGTTCTCCTGTATTAACATCGATACCTTCTGTAGGTTTAGCAAAACTCATTAAGTCCGTGCTATCTATACCCGCATTAGCTAATATCTGCTCAAACGGAGCGCTAAGAGACTCTAACAACATAACGTAACCTTTAACGAAAGATTCGCTATTTTTAGTAGGGACTTCTCTTAGTAAGTTAAGAGAAATATCTAGTAGTGTTACACCACCACCGGCAACGATACCTTCTTCAAGGGCCGCTCTAGTAGCGTTGATACCATCTTCAATTCTATCTCTCTTCTCGATAAGCTCGCTATCTGATGAAGCACCGATATGAAGAGTTGCAACTCCTCCGCTGATTCTAGATAAACGCTCTTGCAAGTCTTTACGCTCTATGTCGTTGTTCTCAGCTTTAATTCTAACTTTAAGCTCTTCGATAGTTTCTGTCAAGTTGCCTTGATTACCGATAAGAATACTGCTACTTACATCAGCTATAAACTTATCCACTCTGCCTAAGGCTTCAGCTCCTAAAGAAACACCTGTCTCAGACGCTACAATCTTAGCTCCTGATAGCTTAGCTACGTCTGATAGAATGTCAGAGTTAATTTTAAGAATCTGAGGAGTTCTCACTACACAAATCTTACCTCGTATAGCTCCGCTATCTACGTTACTACGTATTGTAGAGAATACAAAAGGGTCGATGTCGTCACAAATAATCACTAAAGAGTTATGAGGATTGTCCGCGCTCCATACTGCGTTAAACATTTCTACTAAGTTATCTCCTCTCTCTATCTTACCTTTGTAAAGTAATAAGTAAGGATTCTCAAGGGCACACTCATATTTGATAGGGTCTGTAACAAAGATAGGGTCTATAAAACCATTATCTAATTGTATACCTTGACCTACTTCGATAGTAGTCTCCCTAGTGTCAGATGGCTTAGTGATAACTAAACCGTGCTCACCAATCTTAGAGAAAGCTTCTGCTATTAAGTTACCTAAATCTTTATCTCCGTTAACAGATATAGTGGTAACATCTGAAAGGTTATCATTAGAAACTTGTATAGCTCTTGAGTCTAACTCAGCTAAAACATCCTCTAAAGCTGCGTCCATACCTCGTTTGAGTTGTATGGCTGAGGCTCCTTCTTCTAATGCTTGCAACCCTGCGTTGAAAATACTCTGAACAAGTACAGAGGCTGTAGTTGTGCCGTCACCTGCTTTAGTGTTTGTTCTACCTGAAGCCTCCTTAACTATAGATGCCCCAATCTCCTTGAAACGACCTACAGGGTCGATACTTCTTGCAATAGATACTCCGTCCTTAGTGGTGATGTATCCGCCCTCTCCTACAGGTATGATTACTGTCCTACCTTCGGCTCCCATAGAAACTTTCACTGTGTCAGCTACTTCGTCTACTCCTTTTTTTAATTCTTGTCTCGCGTCGTCAGCGAATTTAATTACTGTTTTCATACTTAATCTAAAATTGCTATTATATTACCTGCTTGAATTATGAAATGGTCTTCGCCATTATGTTTACATTTCCCCGGCTCTCTAGGCTCTAAGTAGTGGACAAAATCGCCTGGTTCAGTCACATCTACTTTCTCTCCCACTAAAACAACTTCCGCTACGGGAAGGCTTAGTCCGTCATCTTTAATCTCTAGACCTCCTTCGGTCTTAATGGTGCCTGCTAATCTTTTTAGCAACACTCTTCCGTTAACTACTTTGGTTACGTTCTTACTCATTTTCTGATTTCCATTTTAAATATGATGAATTTGACATTTTAAATTGTACTTGGTCGTCTAAACAAATCATGTGTCTTTGGATAGTACCTGCAGGAGTTACAGAAAGGTTTCCGTTAAACTCTCTTATGTTACTTCCTCCACAATTAGGGCAAGTATGTTTACCTAAACCTTTGTGGACACCTAAATGTGTCTTGTGACCCATATACTTTCTCATCTCTAAGTATAACTCCTCTGTAGAAACAATGTCTCCTACATTGTAGTCTATCATCTTCTGTAAGTACTCTTCCTTCTCTTCGTCTGTACCGAATTGAATCTTATCCCACATAGTTATACCTTCGTGACTTTGCTTAACAGTTACTCCTAAATACTCAGATAAGTAAGCCATTGAGTAGCTAGGGATTCTGAATAACTTCTTAGCTTGCTTCATAACGTCAAAAGACTTTATGTGTAAGTTGACAGTCAGTTTATACTTAGCTGCTCTAGCGTTAATCCACTTGTTATCAAACTTATCGTTATTGTATCCGATAACCATGTCAGCGGTATTATAAACCTGCAAGAAATCTCTCATGAGTTGCTCATCAGATTGGTCTTTATCCCAAGCTATAGAGTAAACTTTGTCTTCTCCTAGCCACTTATAAGATACCGTTATGATACGAGGCTCTTCTTGTAGTTGGGTGTGGTTTATATAAGTTTTACCTGACCAAAATACCATAGCAGGTACTCTGCAAGTTTCTAAGTCGTAAACTAAAACCCTAAACTTGTGCTCGTTACCAATTTGTGTATTAAGACCTAAAGCTTTAGCCCAATTCCTAATACTTCTTCTAGTAACTCCGAAGTGCTCAGCTAGTTCTTTTTGTATATCTGACATTAGAACGCCTTGGCTCTTTGTCTCATACTTTCTGCTTATTAACTCCTTATCTTTAAGGGTTAGTGTACTATACGATGTCTCCATGTACTAATTGCTCTTTTAACATATTAAGTTTGCTCCTTACGTCCTCTATGAACTGAATGCATGATTCTTTGTCTCTGTCTACTAAAGAATCCGATAAGTCTGCGACATCATCTTGAATGTCATTTATTTGGCTATTAATAACCTTAAGCCTTCTGCTATCTAAAGACTCTCTATTCTCTTTTTTGTTGCTCATGATTTTAAATTAAGTTTGTTACGTACAATAAATGTTTGAAATTTGTATCCATATTATTTAGGATAATCTTTCTGTGTTCAGTCTCTAATTCGTCTAGCGCATATGCCTTTGATATCGCTGACTCTTCTACAACTTGTTCGAAAGTTTTTCTACTCATTAAGTGTTTTTATTAATTCTACTACTTTATCACAATCTGCCTGCCTTCTAGGTACAAACAGAACTGTGTCGTGGCCCTCCTTCACTATCAGCTTCTTAAAAAGCTTCCATGTTCTTGAGAAGTCAGGCATTGCTCGACCTTTAGTTTCTATAACCCAACTAAGGGGCTTACCTTTTGGAGGAGTGAAGTCAGGAGTGTAAACCATATCTGCGTAAGACTTGTTACCCCTGTCTTTGAAATCACCCTTGCCATTTAAGAATCTCTCGTAAGACTTGCCGTCGTATTTGAAACCTTCTATGATAACAAAGCTCTGTCCTTCGTATTCGAATTTAATCTTCTCTTTTTTAAGAGCCTTATACATATAAAGCTCCAAACTAGATTTAAACTCTATTCCGTTAAACGTAACCTTCTTAGAGTTCACAGGTTTCCGACGTCTTTTTTTTCTACTCATCTACACTAACTTCTATTTTTAATAGTTCAGCTTTCAAGCAGTTGTCTAAGTGCCTCTCTGTCGAATTGAAACTTTGGCTACTTGTAAGTCTAAATAACTTTTTGACTAGTCGACCTAAATCTTCATCTCTGATTCTCTCGTCTTCAGTCTCTTGGCTAGTTAAACCTGTGTCTAGCACAACTTTAAGTCTGCGAACTATGCTGTTATAAACGAATCTAAAATGGGCGTTCCATTCGACTCTCTTTCTTGCTCTCTTAAGATATGTATATAAACAAGCTCTAGTCTTCTTGTAACCTCGCTCTGTCATAAACTTGTATATACCTTT